CTAGCTCTCTTCTTCGTCGATGAGTTTGGCGAGTTCTCTCGGTATTCGATTGTCTTTCCAGTTGATATTTGTCATGTCTATTTTGCTGACGTCTAGACCCGCCGCCACTTGCAGGGCTTCTTTTTGTTCGTGGCCGTCTATGTAGTGGTTGGTCATGTCTTCTGTCGCGTGGCCAGCCAGCGCCATAATATATTCTTTCGGATAGCCGGCTTTAAAGTAGAGCATGATGCCGAGCGCGCGGATGTCGTGGAACGATGGCCTTTCGTTTGGTTTTAGGTGATCGTATGCGCCACTTTTGTCACGCCATTCACGGAATTTACGCGTTAAGTAATCCGGTAACACGGCGAATGGGTGGGGTTTTGCGGCTAGGTCGCGTCTGTCCATTCTGTTTGGCCGACAATGTATTAAGTAAGGGCAGTGTGTTGTGCTGGTGATTGCATCGTTTACAGCGTTCCACAGCGGGTCGCCCATTGCGATGTTGATATGAACAGGGGTTTTGTAGTTGCGGGTTTTGCGCTGCAATATTTTGATAGAGCGTGTTTTTATATCGATATCGCGCGCAATTTGAATGTCTACCAAGTCACTGCGGCGCTGCAGGCTATATAAAGCGATATCCATGGCACGTTTTAGCCAGGGCGGCGCAATTTTGTAAATCTCCATATAGCTGTCGAATGTGTGGCGTTGTCGCTTGCGAGCTTCTGGCTCTTTTGCTTTTAGCTGTTCAGCTGGGTTTAGGTCGCAATACCCTGCGGTGATCGCATAGCGAAATATGTCACGCATTAGCGGGACGTGTTTTTGTTGAGCGTGTGGCGTCTTGGTTTTGAGTAAGTTGTTGAGGTCGAACGTGCGAACGTCTTGCACTCGAATTTTTGACCACAACTCCATATATTCATCTAACTTGCTCAGCTTGATATCGACTGTACTTTTACTCTGTTTTTTCGCTTCCAATGCAGCCAATAAGACAGTGTGTTTAAACTCGTCTAAAACTTGCGACATGGGAGGGTTACTTGGGTTGTAATTGCGAAGTTCTTCGGCGCGACGAGCAATGCGATTAACTAACGATTCTTGATCCGATAGGGCAATATTTAGCGCGGCTGCAGCGTCGATTGCAACGGATTCAGGAATATTTTTGCCCAACGACTCCATTTTGCCATCAGGCATTTTGTAGTAGTAATAGGTCCCGCTTTGGTTTCGCATTACTTTTAAGTTGCGTGCGAGTCTGTTGGGCTTTCTAGGGCTCATCGTGTTGCCATGCCTTGTCTAAATTCGTGTTTCAGTAGTATTGCGTCAGCAAGTGGGTTGCCTGTATTTGCTGATTCAATACGTTTTTCTTTTGGTTTTTCCGGTGTGCTTTCGCTGTATCCGTAGGCTGGTTGGCCATCTGGTAAAATCCAGACAAACCACAACTTTCCCTCTAGTTCACCAGGCAGCTCGCCTTTTTTGAGCTGGCGACGAAGGCGAGGCAGCTCGCGCTCAGGGTCAGTAAAGTTATTCTTTGCAAACTCTGCAAGGCGTTGCTTGCGGGGCCATTTTGGTTTTATTAAGCTCATTGTGCTTTCCTTTTTCAATGATGATATTTATGTATTGATTGCTGTACTCAGAGGTTCTTACTGTTTTCCTCGATAATTTTTTTTATACAGGTTTGGCAGAGATGGCGCTGTTTGCCGTTTTCATCGATCCAGATCGATGTTGTACCGTCGTGTTCTGTCGTTGCCTGACAGCCTGGCGTTTCACATGGTATTGGTTTGGCTTCATTATTCATGGGTTCTCCTTATGCCACTTTCGTGCGCTTGGCGATTTGTGGTGTTGTGGTGTTTGCCCTCACCAGTGCGGCGCCAAGTTTTGGACAAACTGAGTTACCACACATACGAACTTGCGCGGCTTTCGAAAGCTTGGTTCCGTCGTTTAGTTGGTCGATGATGTAGGAATCTGGAAAGCCTTGGGCGCGGTAAAGCTCTCGTGGTGTCAACATGCGCATACCGATATCAACGATTTGATAATCCTCTCCATGGATGGTCGCAAGCCCAAAGCGGTCTTTTGTGGTCACGGTGTGCAATGGCTCATCAATGGCGCGGCCTACGGCCGTTCCGTAATACTTCACTAGGAAGGCGCGAACCTCTCCTATATGATTGCCGCCAGCGGTGATGGTTGGCACTGGATCGGTGACAGGTGAGCCGTAATTGTTGTTACGTAGCTTGATTAGATGAGTTGTAACAATTCCTTGAGTATTCGCAGTGCCTAGTCTTTTTTGCTCTCCGCCAGCCGTAATAGTGTGTACTGGACTGCAAGCCTCATATCCAACACTGCCGCTTCGAAATTTAGTTAAAAAAGCTGTCACCAACCCAAAATGCCCACCTTTTACTTGCGCGCAAATTGTGCGCAGCGGCTCGTCTATTGGCATGTTGCGTTGATTGCTGGCATTGGCATGTTCTGTAATGAATGACGGCGCAACGAATGGCTTGTCAGATTCAATTACAAAGCGTTGTAGCCCCTTGGCGATACGTTTTAATGTGTTTTCAGCAAGAGGGCGCTTGCGTGTAAAAATGCTTGGGCAAGGCAGTGACCAATCAATGATGTCTGCCGCTGTTTTCCATGGCTTTAAAATGCCAGATTGCACTTCTAATGATTTAGGGTCTCCGTGGGTTGGTGTTGGCCAGCAAATCGGATGGCCATCGCATCGAGCAATAAGAAAGAAACGCTTGCGGGTTGTCGGTACGCCAAATTCAAAGGCTTTTAGTTCATTCCATTCAACTTTATAACCTAGCTTAACCAATTCTTTTACGAAGTTTTTAAAGGTTTTTCCTTTTTGGCTTTCGCCTTTCTGATTTAAAGCCGGTTCACCGTCTTTTACTGGCCCCCACGTTTTAAATTCTTCCACATTTTCTAGCATGATGACTTTAGGGCGAACGGTTGCGGCCCAGCGAACGGCAACCCATGCAAGGCCGCGAATATTTTTGTCTACGGGCTTGCCACCTTTCGCTTTTGAAAAGTGCTTGCAATCAGGGCTGAACCACGCGATCGCAACAGGGCGACCTTTGCATACTTCAGCAGGGTTTATATCCCATACTGACTCACAATAGTGCTCAGTATCAGGGTGGTTAGCTGCATGAAGACGAATGGCTTCTGGGTCGTGGTTGATGGCGATATCAACTGGACGACCTAACGCCATTTCTAAGCCTGTAGAGGCGCCACCGCCGCCTGCAAAGTTATCGACGATCAATTCTTGCGGTAGGTGCAAATCAAGCTGACCGTTTTGAGCGTTGAAAAAATGCATGGTTACTCTCCCTGTTGGGCGGTTTACGCCGCTTGTTCTTTGTTTTGTTGTAGTACGGACATGGCGAGTTCGAAGCCATGGAAGCCTTTAATAAAGACGTTTCTTTGGTCGGTTTTTAGGTCGCCGTGTTCGTTGCGTGGGTTGGCCCAGCTGTGAGGGTTTGCATAGATAGCGAGGGCGGATAGTGCTGCGTCGTTTTGTATATTGGCATGTTCAGCAAGCAAGTTGCTGATGCGAGCGTATGTATTGTTTAACGCGCTTTCTAATGCGGCGATTTCACGCTGTTGTGATTCGCACCGCATTGCCATACGGTGGTTTTCCGCCGCCTGGCGAGCAAGTGAGTCACGCATGTCTGGTGACAGTTTGGCGATGGCTTCAATGGCTTGAAAGCCCTCAATCGCCGCGACTAATTCGCGTACGCTGATTTCGTTTCCGTGTTTATCGTGGCCAGCAAGGTCGCTTAAATTCCAATCGATTGATAACGTGTTCATGCTGCTTGCTCCATTTTTTTGCCGTTTAGCTCGGCAATTTTGAATTCAATTACCCATACCCACTCGTTGTTATCCCATGAGTTTGGATAAACTTTGTCCCACATATCTTGAAACTGCTTGCGATCACCAAATCGCCAATCTAAGCCGCTATTTGCGGCCATTTCTTCTGTAATGGTGCCCTCTGCTTTGGCGTCGGCTTCTGTGATGTCTTGGATTCGCTCAAGACGTACGTTGGTGATTTCCAGCACTAAGCGGCAAGCCCAGCGAGGCATGTGGATGGATGGCGTCCATGGTAGGTCTCCACGCTCTTCTAGCGAGTAATCACAATCCGCTCTATAAAGAAGATCTTCATGATCCTTAACGTAGCCACCCCAGCAAAACGTCTCACGCACCCATAAGCGGTCGCCTACTGCGCCAAGTTGCTGACCGATCGGAATAACGCCTTCTTCTAGATATTCGGTGTTGTATAGAAGCCATTCAGCGGGCTGTATAACGCCATCATCCCGCCACTTGTCATGCTTTAGTCCAAGCAATTCAAATTCGTTTTCATCATCACCACTAGAGCCAATCCAAATGATTTGATCGACGATTTCTTTTTTCACTGGTCGACGTGTTTGGGTTTTGCGGCCATCAAGAATGGCTTGAGCCATGTCGGTGTTGAATAAAATCCCGCGCTCTTTCATGCCGCTTGCTCCTGTTCTGCTGTTGCGATTTCAAACCAAGCGCACAGGCTGGTGAAGAGTTCGCGCGTGGTTAGGCTGGCTAGAGCAAAGGTGGCGTCCATATCAGACAAGCCACCGCCTTGAGAATCGTTGAATGCGGCCTCTTTGATGGCATCATCAAACTTAACTTTACGAATGGTTAGGTCATCGTGTAGCACAAAGTTGATTTTGTCGGTCCAGCGCAGGGCGAGGCTTTTCACGTTCATGCCTTGCTGTAAGTGGCGGGTCACGTCTTCGGACAATGGCTCAAGATTTGTGAAGGCAATTTTTGCCTTGTCCATTGTTTGTGGCTCTTGGATGTCGCACGTTGCGCCTGTTTCTAGGCTGGCGGGTACGTCGTTCATCAGGAGCCAGTGGGTCATGGTGGCAGACGGTGACACTTGCGCTTGCAGTGGTGTCATTGGGAAGCTGCCAAGCATGGTTTGCAGGTGCTTAAACGCTTGCTCGATCATGTTCGCGCTGGTGCTGTAGATGGCAATAAAGCCTGCTTTGTTGTCGATGTGCATCCATACATCGCTGCGCTTGGCGTAGGCGGTAGGGCGCATGGTAAAGATCAGCTCGTCTTTGATGTCGGCTTTTTCTTTACGGCCCACTTTGCGGCCTTCGATTAATTCGATCTCGGCCACTTTCTCTTCCAACGCTTCACGAACCACAGAGGAAGGAAGGTTTTTCTCTTCTTTGCCGAAGCGCATTAGCAAGCAGTCGTTCGAGCGTAGCGACCATGTTTCGCTGTTGCGGACAAGTGGCATAGATCCGAAGCTGAACTCGTCTTGTGAGTCCACTTCTTTTAATGGGAATTCAGCAAGCGCGGCTTCTAACTTGTCGAAGTCGACCGTTTCTTTTAACTGAAATAACGTAGCGGTTTTGAAAAACATGGGTGGCTCCTAAATGTGCTGCTGTGGATCTTTCCACGATGTGGTATATTTCCAAGGTTGTTTTTCGCTTGGCTCTCTTACTTTTTGCTTGATTAGTATTCGCTTTGCTCCGCCTTTTTTTGCTATCTCAACAAATTCTTTGGCGCTTTTCGGGCTGCTGAGAATTGGCGATATCTGTTTCTCTTTCATTTTCTCCATGTAATGAACGGTCAATTCTTTAATCGCCGCCTCATAGTTCTGTTGCTGGATTTCGTTGTTTTCAGCAACATCTTCTACACACAAATCCACCGCGTTTTTTTGCGATCAAGCTTCCACTTTTGTACTTTCTCTTGGCATGAGGCAGCGCCGGATTTCTCAATTAAAGAAAGGCGCTTTTTAGCCATTTTCTCAGCCTCCATTATTGAGGCACCAAACACTGCAAAACTCATATCAACTCTCCCTTTAGCCGTTTAAGGCTTGTTTTTGATGCTAAAAATTTTTGATTGGCTCTAAGCCTATTGTTTGGTCGCCCTCTTGGTGCAACCGATAAAGCATCGCGATTACCTGAGTTATTTCAGTTTTTAGGTTTTTGTAATCACCTCGCCCTTCCGAACAATGCACACCCTCTTTCACCACCTCCCCAGCTTCCTCGGCAATCTTAAGTAGCACATAGTTTGGTTGAGGAAATTTCAACATTGCTTTTTCAGCCTCTTTGGTAGCGGCTTCAATTAGTTCGATAAATTTTGGATCAGTCATTTCTGCAACCTCAGCCGTTTAAGGCTTGTTTGTAGTTTTCGTACCGCGCTACTTGCAGGTAGTGCGGAAACTTTTCGATGGTGAAGGCGGTGCGGTGTGTTTTGCTGTCTGCGTTGACGCTAAGCACCACTTCCCCGACTGCGAATTGCTCGCCGTCGCTGCGTGTGCAGCGCTTTACGCTTACTTCGCCATTTACATTTACAATGCTGGCGATTTTTAAGCGGGTTTGATGCCCTTTGCGACTCCCAATTTCGATGATGGCCAGCGGCAAGGCTTGATCATTTAAGACGATGATCTTTTGGCCTTTTTTGCGAGTAAAAGTGAAGCCGCTCATCACGCTGCGCCTTCGGTTTTTTCGGCGGTGTTGTGCTTGATGAGTTCGTCACGTAGCACTGTTACGTCGCTGCTGGCTTTGAACCCCAGCTTGACTTGGCATCCTTGCACACCCAGCGATGAGACGGACACAACGGTCTCTGTCTCGCTCGCAGGTACGGTGATGGTGACCCCTTCTTGCGGTCTACGGCTTAAAATTAAAAATCCTTCTGACATGGTTTTCTCCTAATGTCCTGTTTCTCTGTTTTGTGGCGCCTGTGGTGTTTGAGGGCGAGACTGTTGTGGGTGTTGCTGTGTGCGCTGTGGTTGATAGCCGCTTTGAGAGGGCTGATTAAAGCCCCCTTGAGGGGCTTGTGGTGCTGGCTGTTGCCAGCTGCCGTATGATTGCGGCTGTTGGTCGTAGCCCGTGTAGCCGTCTTGCTGGTTGGCGTCATCCCAGAAGATCATTAGCTTTGTCGAGCCGCTCATGCCAACGGGTAGGGCGTCCAGATCAAGGCTGATCTGAGGCATGGTGGCACCGTTTTCCGCTGGCCACGCTGTCACTTTGCCTAGCGTTGCGTAACGGTTTTTTTGTTTTGGCTGGCGGTTTTGGTCCAGTTCGTTGCTTGGGTACGTTTCTGCAACGTAAGCCAATCGGCCGCGAGCTAATGGTTGTCTTGCCATGGTGTTTTCTCCTAGACGATTAATGTATCGAGTGCGTTGTCACGTTTGCCTTTGTGGCCGCGAACGTGTCGGGTTCTTGCGATGGCGTGGTCTATATCGCCAAATGAAAAAGGGGTGTCTTGCAGGGCTATAAAGCCTGCGAGCAGGGCGAACGTGATGGCGCCGCAGCGCAATGTGCTGGTGTACGAGGTGTGTAACTTGAATTTGATGTCACCACGCGCGACCGCAATGGCCACGGCATTGATGTTGTTGCGAGCGCCGTAGTGCTTACGCGCTGCTATCAAATGGTGGTTGATCGTTGGGTCGGCTTTGCCGAGTTTGTGAGAAATTGTCTTAACGGGAAAACCGTACGCAGCGAGCACTAGAGGTTCTAGTTGCGTGGTGTTTAGCGTGGCTTTTTTGGATGCATAAAACGTTATGTTTGTCGATGACATTCTTGTCTCTCCCTTGGTTTATTCTTAAAATCTACTCCAAAGGTAATTTATATGCAAATTAAAAATTTAAAAAATAAAAATAAAGTTACTGTATGTGCATACAGTAACTTGGTGTTAGGATAGATGGAATAAGGGCTTGATTAGTTGATCAGGTGGGTAATATTTTCGATTAAAGCAATGGCGTGTTGGCGCTTTGGGTTGGGTAATTTGTTAATGGCGCAACTCAATGAGCCAATAAGCTTTGCATGGCTGAGCGCGGTAGGGCTTGAGAGATAGCCTCTCTCTAGGTAGAAAAAATCCTCAATTTTGCCAATGGTCATGTCATCGGGACGATGTCGATCCAGCTCCCACGATTTAATCGTGTGCACTGATCGTTTGATGTGCTTTGCGAATTCGTTCCTTGAAATTTTTGCGGCGTTCCGTGCGGCTTTTAGGTTTTTGCCGAACGTCATATGAGAGTCTTTTTTTAAGTTTTGGTTGTTGAGATTAAATATTAACCGATTGGTATGTTTTTTGCCGCTGAGTAATTGTTTATGAATTGTGTGCGTGTAGTGGGTCTATCCGATTATCGTGTAAATCGGATAGTGTTTTGTCGTTATCGTGTAGAGTTAGCGTCATGTTATTGTAATGACCTCTGAAAGCGCTTACAACACAGGGCAGGAGGAAAGCCCACATGGAAAAAAAGGAAATAGAGGGTCGCATTAGGCAACTGGAATGCTTGCTAAATAATGCGAAAGACGATGGTAAGCTGGGGATGGTGGTTTATTATCGGATGATGCTGGATGAGTTGGTTGATGTGTTTGATAGATTAAATGACATCGTTGCTATTGGTTGATGCCACACAAGCGCAAACATTGCTTTGCGCTTGTGTGTGCTTGCTTTAGAAAGCGTATGTGCCTTTCAGCTCAGTAAAATGAACGTCGTCCATTTTCGAGTAGCCAAGGCCAGCAGACCATTTATCGTTAAAATGGTAGGCCGCAAAGATATTTAGATTTTTGTCGTTATCATCTTCGCCATCGTCCACATCGCTGTATTTGATGTAAGCTGCTGATGCGCCCAGCTCTACGTTTGGTGTGATCATAGAGCGAATGCCCGCTTCAAGCTGGCCACCGTTTGTGTCTTCTTTGGCGCTTATGTTGCCCAAAGACGCTTCGACTTCATAATAAATGCCGCTCAGCTTTGCGTATACGTCTGTTGTGCTGGTGACGCCATAGCGATAACCAAGGCCAAACTCGCCACGGCGCACGTCAACATCGACATTACGATTGCTGATATTGATGTCGCCGCTGGTCGATTCAAAGCGACCCGCCAGAAACACGCTGTCGTTTAGTAGAATGCTGCCTGAAATCGCCGCACCATTTAGGTCAATATCGCTTGATCCAGATTGTTCTAATGTGCCATTTACATAACCAATAGACAGTTGATTCCATTGCGGTGCATCGGCGGCGTAGGCGCTGCTGATTGATGCGAGTAGTGCGGTCGTGAGTAGTGTTTTTTTCATTGATTGCTCCATGCCCATCCTTGTGATCTCGATGACGTAGGGCGGGCGCCATCGCGATATAAAATCCTAAAACTTCCACAACCCTTCTTTCATTTTTAGCTGCATCGTGAGCTGTTCGAAAATGGACTGAAATTGCGCGGCGTCGGTTTTTGGGTCGAAGCCGTCGCGCACGGCAACGCGAGCGTTATACAGTTGAACTACGGCGGTTAGGTAAGGGACAAGGAGATCACTGTCGACGTCGAACCCCGCTTGCTTGACGGCGCCTAATAGCTGGCTGCTAGTTTTACTGATAAGGTCGGTATTAACTTGCTGGCCTTTTGGTGGGGATAGAGGTTTTCTATCAAGCCATTCTTCGGGCAGGTCTAGTCGTTGCTCTAATACTCTACAGACACGGCCAATTAACTTGGCTTTGCCCGATAACACACGACTTATCCATGATTGACTGTGTCCGCATATCTCAGCAATTCTGCCCTGAGTTAAGCCTTTATCTGCTTCAAGGTGTGCGATGTGTTTGGTGAAGTTTTGACGTCGCCATTGAAATATCCACGCATTCTGAAATTCTTCGTCCGACATGTCACCAATTTTCAATGCGTCTTGTAGCGTAATGTCGATCAGCCGACAAATGAGCATGGCTTCTTCTAACGCAAAACTGACAGCGCCGCGCATGCGACGATCCAGCGCAACAGTAGAGAGCCCCAAATATTCGGCCACGTCGCTTTTCTCATATCGTGATGCATTGATAATGCGCTGCATGGCAAGTGAACAAGCGCCTTTAGTGCTTTCGAGAACTTCATTTTCTAGTGGCGTCACGCTCGGCATGGCTCTACCTGTTTACTGGATTTGATGCGTTTATGATGTTTTTAGTGAATTATTCTCTATTTTGGCGCTGTGAGTCATTTTCTCAATTTACATGCGTGAAAAAGTTTGCTTAAAAATTACCTATAGTGCTATATTTACGTATAATGTGACGGCGTAAGCAATGATCAAGTTTGATCAAGCCGTTCAAAGATTTGCTCTGTCTCCCGCTGTGAAGCGTCATTCAGAGTGTTTTCAGGAGGGATTATGCTAAACCAGCTTACCACATTAGATCACGAGATTATGGGTGTTTTGTTGAAGTCGACTAGGGCTTTAACACTCTATGACATCGGTCGTTGTTCTAAGTCGCGAACCCAAGATGCGTTGAAGTCCGTTGAAAAACTGATGGAGCAAGGGTTCGTGCGTCGTGTTCAGTGTGGCGCGTCTTCTCTCTATGTTGCTGTTCTCGATTGCCCTTATTTCCCGCCCGTGGCTGCTGTCGCGGCGCGGGATTTTTTGGCGTTTGATGATGCAGAACTTACTCGTTTGGTGGATGCCTTAGACCCTGTTTTGACGGGGCCATCCGCTCACTAATTTTTCGACGGATATCGAAAACAAGAATGTTATTTTGCTCAGAATGAGCGCGGTGTTCTCTATCTGATTGACAGGTACAGAGCAATGATTAATAATTTAACCGCCTCTACAAAAAAAGTAGGGGACTGGATTACCACCCAGCATAAATTCACGGGCAGACAAGCCGCCCTTAATAGCGGTTTTTTTATGTCTGCAGCATGCCTGTACCTACCTTTTATGGTCGGTCTGGCGGGGCCATCTTCGGATGGGTCAGCGTTCCGTGAAGCTGATTGTGGTAACCCCGTTAGTCCGGCCACCTTATTCTCGAAATTACCACTTCGACTAGGTGGCTCCGAATATAATTCACGGAGATCCATCATGGCACAGTTACGTCAAAAATCTGATCAATTGTCTGTCTACGCCAAACGCGTACAGCGCGCTATTCAATTCCACCTTCCTAAGTTCGGCGAATCGCCACGCATCTTGTTAGATCCTAACGAGATTTCTACCTTATCCAAGATTTCTGTTGATAAAGTCCAGCAGGGCGTAAAAGAGCTTGAGCGCGAGGGTTATATCGCTCGCATGTTCAAAGGCCGCCGCACTAAGGCCCATGTGTTTGCGCTGCTTAATCCTGAATTGAAGGGAAAAGCGGGGGTGTGGGCATGAGCATGGATAAGCGCTACCAAGAAAAAATTCGTAAGCTCTTGGCTTTGTCTCAATCTGATAATCCGCACGAGGCGGAAACCGCCAAGCGTCAAGCTGTGTCGCTTATGAAAAAGTACCGTATCGATACTGATGAGCTGGATATCATTTCAACTTACCCGCGTCCTATTAAGCGTAAAACCATCAAGGAATACGAGTCCATTTTGGTGTCTGCCATTATGAGTATATCGGGCGTTTATGCCTTGCATGGAGCACGACCGCGCATATATGGCGGTCGTATCGTTTGGGATTCTCGTGTTGAATTTATCGGCTTGGAGCGTGATGCAGAATTAGCCGCTTATTCTTTTGATGTCATTTATCCGCAATTAGAAAAAGCCCGTAAAGAGTTTCAAAAAACATACGGCGCAAGCGCCCAGCAGGCGGATCTGTATTGCAAGGGGTGGATTGTTTCAGCTTGCCGAAAATTGGTTAATGTCTTTGGTAAGCGCGATAAGCCTGAAGAGGTTGTTAAACACAAAGCCAATAAACAAGAAGGTGTAGAGCCTACAAAAATTAAGGACACGAAGTCTTCTGGTAATCGTGGCCTTGATTTTAATTGCTTAACTCTTGGCCACGCTCACGGGAAGAATGCATCACTTAATGTCGCCACCACTGATCAGCAAGAAAAGCAGCTGAGAATTGGGGGTGTCTCTTCATGAGCATAACCCAAACTGTGGCGGCCATTGGTCGCCTTGGTTTCACCGGTAACGTGACGCCTAAAATTTGGTATAAGCAAATTTCTTTGCCTTCTGGTCGTCCTGACCACAAAGCCATCACATTGCTGTCTGAAATCCTATACTGGTATCGCCCGACTGAAATTCGTGATGAACACACGGGGCAAGTTATTGGGCATCGAAAGAAGTTTTCAGCCGATAAATTACAGCGCTCTTATCAATCGTTTGCTGACGATTTTGGTATGACTAAGCGAGAAGTTCAAGATTCCCTCAAGCGCTTGCGTGATGCGGGTTTAATCACTCTTGAACTGCGCTCTAAGACGGTTGGTGGCAACCACTTATCAAACATCCTTTTCATTGAGCCAGTTGCTATCGAAATTGACCGCATTACGTTTCCGGTTGTTGATGATGGTGTTACGCCCAACTGTAACACCTCCTCCGAAAATTCGGAGGACACCCAACGTGAAGATGTAGGGGCACCTACGTTGAAACGGGGGACGTATACAGAGATTACTACAAAGACTTCTACAGAGACTGAGAACTTAGATCTTTTGTCCGATTCTGCCGAATCGAACGAGTTAGCCGTGGCTGATGATTCTGATTCATTCGATGCGAAAGCCAAGCGCGAATTGTTAACCGAGGCGTTTGTGACTTTTTATGATGCCTATCAGAAAAAATCAGGGCGTAAATCGGCTGAGAAGGCTTTTCTTAAAATCAAATTGCCAAATGATCGCGAGTCTGCAATTGAATTTCTTACTGGGATCATGATTCAGGCAAAGCGTTGGGGGGATTTGTACGCCTTGGCACCCGATGACCAGAAACAATACCAGCCGCACCCAGCAACGTGGATCAACAACGAGCGCTGGAGCGACGAGGAATTGCCGACGATACGAAACAACGGGCAGTCTAGCCGCGATTGGGCAACCGAAATGGTGAACGAAGAGGAGAGATTCTGATGCAACATATCAATAATTTATTACCGAATTCACAAGGGCCGTTGCCCGTTTCTGGTCGTCCTGTTGTGTCTGAGCAGCGCCAGCCTAACGATGATCAACGAGCCGCTTTGGATGCGATGCGTAAGACGGTTGATGCGGTTTTCAATACGTTGAAGGCGTTTTATACCAGCCACACGACATCCATGAGAACGCCCGAAATAGAGGCGGAAATTAAAAAACAATGGGCGCATGAGTTGATACGCGGGAACGTCAATCCTGAGATGTTGCGCGTGGGTGTTAATCGCGCCAAGCGTTATGCAACAGAGAACAAATACACAAAATGGCCTGTGGTGGCTGAGTTTATTATCTGGTGTTACGGCCTACCCAGTGCCGACGACGCTTATCGTGAAGCGGTCAACAATAGTCATGACATCGTTGCTTGGCGTCCTTCTCATCCTGCTGTGTATTTGGCGGGTAAAACGGTCAGCTGGCACCGCCTACGCCGCAGCGATACGGACTCAGGGCAACGTGCCTACAAGAAAGAATACGCCAAACTGTGTGATGGCGTGATTCGCGGCGAGCAACTGGAAGTGAGCAAGCCTAACTTGATCGAGCAAAAGAAATTGACCGCCAGCGAACGCGCAGAGCTGAAACAGCTAGGCCGATCGCGTGTTGGTGATTTGAAAGCATTGTTGGGGAGAGGGTGATCATGGCTTTTGATATGACGCATAACAATTTAAACGAGTTGGCGCAAAAGTGGCTGTTGCGTTCACCGTCTGCAAATGGCGCGCATTGCAAAATTGCTTTTACCGAAGTTGGTCCATTGTTTTTCGGTGAGATCGCGGACGCGTGGGGCTTTAATTACGATTATGATTTCTCTGTGGTGGTTGAAAGTAAGGTGAGCCGCTCCGACTTTTTGGTAGATAAGAAGAAGCCCCACCGCAATGGCGAGGTTTTGGGAATGGGGACATTTCGGTATTTCATCTGTCCTGAAGGCATGATCAGCCCTGACGAGCTGCCAGGTAAATGGGGCTTACTTTGGGTGAACTCTCGCGGTCATATCAAGATTAAAGCCGGTCATTTGGTTGGTAAAACAAATTACTTTCATGGTGATAGCTCGGTTGCGGATTGGGGGCATGACGTTAATCACGCCGCTGAACGAAAAATGATGGCGCATTTGCTTAACCGCGTAGGTGATGCGGAAAAAACAAAAGAGAAGATGCGCGAGTTATATCGTGAGCTGAATGCCGCAAATTCTGAGGTTAAGCGACTTAAAGAGAAAAAGAAAGAGCGGTCTTTTAGTGAGTTGGGTGATGTTCGCATCGCTATTGGTCGAGGATAGGGGATGATGATTCAAGCTATTTTGATGGTCTATGTCTTTATGGCCGCGCTTATTGTTGGTCTATTCAATGATGATTTGGTTATACGAGCCTTTGCGTCAGCTGCATGTTTTGGTGCGGGTCAGTTCAGTATGTATTTTATCAATTTACATGTGAAAAAAGGCGGTTGAATATGTCTCTATCTGAGCGTCTAGCTGAATTGCGAGAGGCTAGAAAAGTGTCATTACAGTTTGTAGCTGATGCGGTCGGTGTGTCAAAGACGCATGTTTATGAGCTGGAAAAGGGGTCGGCCAGCAATCCGTCATTGAATTTATTGCTGTCGTTGGCGGATTTCTATGATGTGTCGTTGGATTATTTAGCCGGTTGCTCAAATCATCAGTCTTCTAAGCTTGGGCAGTTGAAAGCGTTCGTTGCAAGCGATGCGGTGGCGATGTCTTATCAGAGCTTTGGTCAGTATCGAAGTGCGATTTTAAAGTTGTGTTAATCCGTTAATCATCGCTGTGAAGCGAGGAGGTTTTTATGATGAATATTCAAACTCAAGCGGCGAGAAGTCGAGATCCAGAAACCAGCCATTTAGCGGCGGACGCTATTAACAAGAGCGGTGCGCGACAGAAACAGATAGAGCGGGTTGTTGCTATGATCCAAGAGACGAACGGGCTAACGTCTCGTGAGTTGGCCAGCAAGCACGGAGAAGACCGTTATATGGTTGCTCGTCGCATGAGCGAAGCGGAAACCGCGCAAGAAGTCGAAAAAGGCCCCATTCGTATTTGTTCGATCGGCAAGTGCAAGGCCGTGACTTGGTGGGTGAAAGGGTCGTCTCCAAAGGTTTAATTTTAATCACTGTTGGTAAAGAGAGGGTGTTATGTCAAACGTTATGTTGGTTGGGTGTGATTTAGAAACAGGCGGGTTAAACGGTTACGAGACGTTAGAAAATGGTGAGCGGGTGCATGGTGCTTTGCATTATCCGATTCTCGAAATGGCGTTTGTGATCTGTGATGACAAGCTGCAAGAGCGTTATCGCATTAGTGTGGGTATTTGGGATGAGTCGTTTTTAGGGCGTATGGACCCATGGGCATTGGATACTCACACTAAATCGGGTTTGATTGATCAGTTGCGCAATAAATCAGGCGAGCATGTGGCGGTTTATAGTAGTAATGAAAAGGCTGTGCGGCATGTGTTGGGATGGCTGATGCATCATGGTGTGACCAAGTACGACCGCAAGGCGAAAACGGGCGGCGTTTTGTTTGGTAATAGCATTGGATTTGATGTGTCTTATCTCGATGCTCAAATGCCACAGCTTAAAGACTTCTTTCACTATCGCACGGTTGATGTATCGAGCATTGATCTACTGCGTCAAACGGCTTGGTCTAATGCTGGATTGCCAAAGGTTGAGAAGACCTATGCTCATACGGCGATGAGCGATATTCAAGAGACGCTTAAGGAATTAGGGACGTATACGGCTGGACTAGAGGGGCGTTTAATTCCTCCTCTGAAAATTGGTGGTGATGTGCTAATGGGTCGTGAGAATCGATACGGCTGGAAGCTGGAAGAGCTGCTTGGGAAAGTCGCGGCAGAGCTGGCAGTCAAAACTAAGCGACTGGAAGAATCTTTGGCGGGTGATTTGGCTGATGAAGCGATTCGCAATAATCTAAGAATTAGAGAGTCTCTTTTGAAAGCTCAGTCAATTCAGTTTTCTACTATGAAAAGTTTTGAAAAATTGGGCCCAGATCACGGACCATCTAGCCCGCGCATTTAGTTTCCATTTTAAAGGGCGTTCGTTGAGCGTCTTTCGGAATGTAAACACTATCAACGTCGTGATGACGTGGAGGATATTATGCGCTGGAAAGATCGTAATAAAATGGGGTCGTTGGGTTGGTTGTCGTGGGCGATCGTTAATAAGCATGTTGATACACTGGTGTCGTCGTCTGCTGATGCGGGCTGGGCTGGGGTCAGTAATACGGGCAAGATTTGCGATATGTTGGAATCGGGCGTGGTGCCTGAGTTTGGCGGCGGCGGTGAATCTAACGCTAAGATGATTCGTGCGATTGAGTCGTTGACAGCTAAGTCGAGCGGCTATGGCTATTTGTTTGAGTCGTTGTCGCCTATGCAGCGCTTGTGTTTGTTCGCTGCGGTGCTGTCGGATGGGCGCAAAGATGCTCGCGGGATAGCACCCTCTAATAGGGCTATTGTTGGCTCTCTTCCTCTTTATGCGGCTGAGCTTCGGCTTAAGGCGCAGCATTTTAAGCTAACGGAAAATCGGTTTGAGAAGCACGTTGCCGAGGGAAAATCTCGGTTTTTGCATGCGTTAGCGGCGGCTTTGGGGGCCGCTGTATGACAAAACGCATTACTGATACTTCAATTAAGCAGTTTTTAGCAACGAGTGATAAAGAGTGGTGTTTTGATTCTCGTCGTGTTGAATTTCGTGCCAATAAGCTGCGAACGGGTGGGACGTTTTACGATGTGGTGTATAAGGGGCATCGTAAGATACGAACGCCACTGGGGAAGTGGCCAGCGCTGAAGGCGTCCGACTTGTTTAAGCGTTTGAGCGAGATTCGGGCGCAAGTGATGGCGGGTGAGCGAACGGGTAATAAGGTTGATACAGTGGTTGAGTGTGGGGCGCTGCTGCTGTGGTTTTTGAATCATATTGAGCATGATAAAACGTTCAGCGAGGGCTTTGTTAAATCCGCTTATTACTTGATTCACAAGCATTTGCTAGGGTGTTTTGAGGGGCTGCCTGTAGCTGGGCTAACTCGTAATGCGATTTATAAGCGGCTTTATCGTGCTAAACAAAATTCGCTGGCGTTGTCGTCAATTCGTACGGCTTGGGCGGTGTTAAAGCGCGCGTGTTCGCTGGCGGCAAAGCTGGAAGTGATTGCGGCAGATCCGCTAAAGGGGATCGGTTGGCGGGATTTTTCGACCAGCAAAGAAAAGGCGAATTCTGGGCGTTTGAAGGTCGATGACCTGGCAACGGTGGCGGCAGAGATTAATAAGGCGCAGTTTAACCGGCGTTTGTTTTTCACGCTGCAGTTATGCCAAGCCACACGCATTGAAGAAACATGCTTGGCGGAATGGTCACATTTTTATCTTGATCGTGGCGAGTGGGTTATCCCCGCTGAGAATACGAAAACAGGCGTGGAGTTGCGTACGCCGCTGTCTCCTGAGCTGGTCGCGCTGTTGCGGCAGGCTAGGGCATCGCGTCGCGGCCAGTATGTTTTTAGCCGTTGCGGTAAGCGGCCCATTAGCACGATGACGGCTTGTAATTGGTATAAGGATCTGCGCAGCGGCATGGATATGTATTTTACGTCTCATGACATGCGTAAACTTGCTAACGATTATTGGATGCAAAGCGGCGTTGATAGCACCGTGCGGAAAATGCTTCTTAACCACTCTCGCGGGGATTTGGAAGGTCGATATGAGAGTGAATACGCATGGCCGCTGATGGTGGAGGCCGTAGGGAAATTGGCTGCGGAAGTGGTTTTGTAGGAAATAAAAAGCCCTCGCGGGGAGGGCTTTTTTATCTATTTTTATCTTATGCCATTTCAATTTTTGTCAAAAGATCATTTAGCAATAAGAATCCCTCAAAAGTCTGTTTGTCAGTCAGATCTCGTGGTGTTTTATCTAAAAAGTCAGAAAGTTTTTCCGCTTTTCTCTTAACATGGACACTTAAATTTTTTGAAGAAAAATCTCTGTTTTTGTTTTCTTCAAGTAAATCTTGGTTGTCGATTGAGTTTGCTAGTGTGTATCCATCAGCAAGATTTTTTTCCAAGAAAAGATTTATTAGTGTAGTCATGATGTATATCCTCTTAGTTAGGTTGGCTTCGGGCGATTCCCGTAAGCACAGTTATACTATAGCGTCGCGTTTGCGACGTTTAAAACGTTAAGTTGAATTTCTTTGAAATTATTTTCTATCACCCAAACTAAACACCGATGTCATAGAGCCAAATTCATGCGCGTGCTCAATGCGCTCAAATTTATTAATCTCTTTTAAGTGTTTCATATTGAGTTCAGGATTCGTTCGCCCTTGACCCAGCAAAAGAACGCTTGACCCGCTGGTCACGAACTTGTCTTTTTCAGTTATTTCAAACGTTCGCTTTCCTATTTTTAACGTCAGAAGCACTTTTGATTTAATCAATGCCCAGCTCCTTGGCTTTTGCTTCCTGTCTCGCCCACTCTAAGTCCTCTTCACGAGTACGCGCAAAGAATTTATAGATGTAGCTTTCTTTGTCTGTTTCTATATCAGTCAGTAATTCTGCGTCACTGTTTTCTGAAAATATCGCGGCGCATACACTTTGATGTAATCGCCACCATACTTTGTTCCCCGTCGGGAAATCGACGGCGAAGTCTTCAAAGGTTGGATACCATTTGATTTTCTGGCTTTCTTGTTCAGCATCAAAAATACCATCAATGCACTCGGTACGTTGTGAGCATAGTGCATAGATTTCAGTGTCGATATCGTCAGGAATGGCGTGCTGTCCAGACTCCCAGCGTTGCCAGCTTCGAGCTGGATGTTTGCCGCCTAAGCCCGCGATACACTCGGCAGCTTCGGTTGTGGATGCGAAGAATAGTCCGCGCATTGCTTGAAGTTCTGGTGCTGTTAATTTAGACCATGACATTTTTAATTTAACTCCTTTAATTTTTGGAATGGTTTATTGGGCGCGTAACCCGTCGAGTATCCCAGCCCTGAATTCATTTTGTGGTAAAAGATGAATTCAGGTTCGCTTCTAAAATAAGTTGCAGCAATTTGATTTCTTGTCTTATCTAGAACACCCTTGTATTTCTCAAGTAGCCCCCTAAGGGCTAAATGATTGGAAAGGCAATCTTTAATTTCATCCAAAACATCGTCGTGATATTCATTCCTGTTCTTTTCGACGTTTTCGATGTGATTAAAATAGAGATCAATAATTTTGGATTCGCTCATAAATTCGCTTTCTGGGGCATTAAACTCGATTAAGAGTCTTTCGTACTCATACATTTCATGCTCGTACGTTTTCTTCACTGCTTTTAAGTTTTCAAGAGAGCGATTAGCGTATTGGTCTCGCGTGTCGTACGGGTGAGCGTCGTGAGGTAGCCACGTTTCTAAGTACTCCCATTCCGCTTTCCAGCGAATTTCGAAAAACGGGGTTCTCACCCCATGCCTCGCTCCGTCTAGTAATACATACACGCTCTCTGAGTCGCAGCCTATTCCAGTGAAGTTGCTGTCGCTGGTGAGCCAGCAACCAAAGGCTTCGAGTACGTCGATATCGACGTTGAAGCTCTTGAGCACAAGCTCTCTTAAATTCTGTCTTTTTCGCTTCGGTAGAATCTGTAATGTGCATCCATAGCAAAGCCCAAAGTAACGGCTCCCCTCGTAAGCCATTCTAAAACCGTGAGGACGCCCATAGTAGCCGCCATGTTCGGCGGCGAAGCCATTAATTGCTTCAATCTCGCAAACATCACTTTCATTATATTCAATGTCTTTTTCGTATTCTGTTATGTCGGTGCATTTAAATTTCAGAATGGCTTTCATGTTGTTGTCCTCTTAGTTAGGTTTGCTTCGGTCTGTACCGTAAGCAGTTGAAATAAGCGCCCCATCATTGGGGCGCTTAGTTTTAGATCATTGATTCAAGTTGTTCTTTTGCTAACTGATTTGCTCTTTTGTTAAGAGCGTCTAATACTGTGTAGTCATCTTCGATGAACGCTAGCAGCTCCTGTGACTCGTCTGCGTCACAGCCGTAAATTGTGGCTACAGCCATTTCATAACCGTTGTACGCCATCATTCCGTTATTTCGCTCTTCGCTTTGGTAGATAACTTCAAAGCTTTTTTCTTCTCCATTGAACGTAACGTCAACCACGAAGTTTACTTGAAAGCCTTCAAGAACAGGTCCGTAAGTCGCGGCGTTTGAAAACTCTTGGTTAAGCTCTGTGAAGTCTGTGAATGTTTCTTCAGAAGTGATTTTGAATGAAATTGAATTAGTCATGATGTGATCCTCTTAGTTAGGTTGGCTTCGGGCGGTTCCCGTAAGCACAGTTATACTATATCGTCGCGTTTGCGACGTGTAAAGCACTTTATTGAATTTATTTTAAATTATTTTTCTTTTATTTTCCGTCACCATGCCGTCACTAATGGAATTTACATAAGTGGCATTTTATTAGTGTTTATGCACCTTTGAAGTCGATTGTTTTGTATTCCAATGAAGAATACAAAGTTAGCTTTTCGCGCGCGCAAGGCTTGCGAGAGGGGAAGTTAGGAGGTACATTTTGTTCATGCTCTGAGAACTGTGTTTGAAGGGCAACACACTATATAGAACCCGCCAGTATTTCGTATTGAGCGGGTTTTTTCGTTTCTAGCCTCGCAATCGCGGGGCTTTCTTGTTTTTGGAGTCTGCATGAGTGATTTAGATTCGTTTAAAGAGCTTATAGCTGCTCAACGTATCGAAAATAAAGAGCAATTTGCAGAGCAAAGACGGGCAATAACGGAGCTGGTTAAATCTGTATCTGAACTCAGCTCAATACTAGCGCGTTCAGAGGAGCGACATCTTAGGCATGATGATGGTGTTAGGCGCCATGACAACGTTTTAGATGATCATGAGATTCGTATTAGACGGGTTGAGGTTAAAACAACAACGGCGACAGGTAGTTGGAAAACCATAACTTTTCTTGGTTCATTTGTCGCTGCAGTCATCACTATTGCATTGAATTATTGGGGCATCAAATGAGCGGTTTAAACCTTTCTCAATTCCGTGAATACGTTGTGTTGCCTGCGTTACAGCAGATCGGTGCGTATTCATTAGCGGCGGATCAACTGGTAATGGGGACGCTGTCGCAAGAGTCACACGGCACCTACATAAAACAGCTCGGCAAAGGCCCAGCTATGGGGCTGTTTCAGATGGAGCCATTCACTCATAAAGATTTGTGGCTCAAATTTATTAAATACAAGCCTGCATTGCGTGACGCGCTGCTTAATATGACGTCTGACAGCGTCGATGAGAATTACGATGCCTGCGGCTGGCCAGACCATAACGCATTGGTTTGGAACAATCGATACGCTGCGGCAATGTGCCGTACGCACTATTTAAGAGTGCCGGAAGTGTTGCCTAATGCTAATGATATCAGCGGCTTAGCGAGCTATTGGAAACGATTTTATAACACTATCCATGGCGCTGGTGCTGTTAACGAGTTCATTAAAAACTTTCCATACGATTTGTATGGGCTAGAGAGAGAGGTGTGATTATGCGTGTATTTCGTTTGATGTTTACGCTTGGTTTGATGTTGTTATTTATGCCGTTTTCTGCTTATGCAGCGGATGCCGTGGCAACCGATAATGGCGGTGTTATCGCCATGATTGTTGGCGCCTTACCTTCACTGGTTGAGATGCTGCCCGCTTGGGTTGGTGTGGTGATTGGTGTGTTATATGCGGTGGCTCATGCTGTTGCGATGTTGCCCAAGCGCTTTACAGATAGTTGGCCTAATTGGTTGAAAGCATTGATTAATTTGTTAGCCGCTAACTATGGCAAGGCTAAGAATAAAGATGGTTAGTTTACTGAAATTCCTACTCATCCTGATCGAATGGGGTGTACAGCTAAAGAGGCGTGATGATGAAGCACAGAAACAACAGCGCTTACATCAAGCGCGCACTGATCCTGCTAACTATCTGCGCCAGTTTGGGCGGGTGCACGACGTTAAGCCCGATGAGTCAGCCAGCCCAATGCCAGGCGGTAGAGCCAGTGCTGATAAACACGACAGTCAATGACGTGGCGTTCACTGTTCCTATCGATGAGATGGGGCAAATAACCGCCTACATAGAGCAGTTGAGGCAGTGTGTGTATGGACGACTTTAGATTTTCAATTAAAAATGATTTTGATGGAATTGATAGGATTCTCAATAGCTTAGAAAAGGATTTAATTCCCAAGGCAACTGTTCGGGCACTTAATCGTACAGCTGACAAAGTACAGGAGCATCTCGTAAAGATTGTGTTGCCTAAGTATATCGATAGGCCTACACGCTGGACGCTAAACGCAGTAATGACACGGTATGCGAGACAGAAAAGAATGGAAGCTGTCATCCTTTTAAAGGATAGAAGTTACGTATCAAAGGGGGGCGGTGATGCTGCAAGTTATTTAAACCCAATGATTGAGGGTGGTGATCGTAATGCTAAGAACTTTGAGAGGCGGCTTAGACGTTCTGGTTTGATTCGAAAAGGACAGTATGCTGTGCCTGGCGCAGACATTCGTCTTGATAGGTTCGGTAACATACCTAAATCAACATCAGCTCATATATTGCGGGACGTACAGGCATTTACAGAGTCTGGGCACAGCCAGAACACAATGCGAAAAGCCCGTAAGTTTTTTATGTTACCAAAGGCGCCACATAAGCCGATTGGTATCTACTATCGACAAGGCAAGAAGCTTAAGCAAGCGATCGTCTTCACTGATGATGCACCGAACTACGAAAGGCGTTTGCCATTCTACAAAGAGGCAGACAAGAAAGCCCGTGACGTAATAAGTGAGGAATTTTCGGAAGCAGCCAAATATTATGCGGTTAAGGTGGCTAAGTGATTGATAAATATAATTATGGGTCCTTCCTAGACTTAAAGCATATGGGGGTTATTCTGACCTCATGGTATTTCTAGCTATAAAATGTTCCTAGGACTTCCTTCCTTTTTGATGATCGGTCATAGAAAGTAGTTTTGTTTGTTTTTGAGTTTTCTGTGATCGATTTTGTCATTATTTTTTATTCTATTTTTGATTTTAAAAACCGACGACTTGGGTAACCGCTTCGAAGTCTCCTTATCTGTTTTTCACTAAGCAACATTGTTGTGTGTATGAGGGTGTCAGCTCTTGATTGAATAATGTTTGCTTTCAAATATTTAGCTTTTCTTTGTGGGTTTTGGAAATGGGTAAAAAAGTCCAGAAAAAAGAGCTTGCCGACATACTTGGAGTGACTGAAAAAACGCTCACCACGTGGCAAAAAAACGGCATGCCGATAGAGATTGTCGGCGGTCGTGGACAGCGAAATACATACGATACTGAGTCCGTAATTGAGTGGCTTGTAACCCAGCGAATGTTGAAAGCAGGAGTGGGGCAGGGTAAGGAAGTTTCTAGCGCTTATGATCTAGAAATAGAAACCGCACGATTGAAGCACTGGCAAGCCACAGAAAAAGAGATTTCAGTGCGTGAAGAAGCCAAGCAATTAGTAAGACGACCTGATATTGAATTCAAGCTAGGCCAGATCATCACCTCTGCAAAATCAGGTTTGATGAACTTAGCGCCGCGTCTTTCTCAGCGTCTTGGATTAACCAAAGAGCAAAAAGCGATCGTAGAAGACGAGGTAAAATCCGCGCTGGTAAGCATGGGAGGCGATCATGTCATTGACGAGTGATGACTTCTTACAAGACATCAGCTTCGCTAATATGGACGAAGTTTACGAAGATCTAGAGCCACTTTGGCTACCACCGCCAGACGAGTCAATCACGGAATGGGCAGAAAAATATCGAAAGCTTTCAGCAGAAAACAGTGCATTACCAGGTGATTACCGAGTATCAGTAACACCGTTTCTAAGAGAGATTCAAGACGCGTGTTGTGATCCAGAGATACCGCGCGTTGTTTGTCAGAAATCCGCGCAAGTAGCATGGACAGATGGCGTAATAAACAACGTGCTCGGCTTTCACATACACCGCGATCCTTGCCCAGCGCTTGTATTGTTCCCAACTGAGGATATGGCCGAGCGTTATTCGAAAGAAAAATTCGCTCCAATGGTTCGAGATAGTGAACCGCTTGCCAAGCGAATCAATCAACAATCTCGAAACGCTGGCAATACGATACTAAGTAAGCATTTCCGAGGCGGTCACCTTGAGTTAGTCGGTTCAAATGCACCTTCAAAACTAGCATCATCCCCAATTCGATTGATTTTAGTAGAAGAGCCCGACCGCTGTTCGCGTAACTCAGGCGGTGAAGGTAACTCACTAAAGCTGGCATACGAGCGTGGCAAGACCTTTTACAACCGAAAGATCATCCTCGGCGGCTCCCCCACATTAAAGGGACAGAGCGAAATAGAACGCGAAATGGCGCTTAGTGATAAGCGCCATTTCTTTATCCCGTGCCCATGTTGTGGCGATTTTATAACGCTTAAGTGGGATATGGTTGTTTGGGAAAAAGCCGAAGAAGAAATTCATGAGGTTTACGAAGAGCACCTACCAGAAACCGCCAAAATTAAATGCTCAAGTTGTGAAGGGCTTTTTACAAATAATCAAAAAAACGAAGCGCTGCAGCTTGGCGAATGGCGAGCGACCGCACCATTTACTGGTGTAGCTGGTTTTTACATAAATGAGTTATACAGCCCATTCCCGAACGCCAAACTTCAGGATGTAGTAGAGAAATTCTTAGAGGCTCATAAATTCGAAAAAATGGGTGATAACACCCTGATGACAACATGGAAAAACACGTCAATGGGTGAAACCTTTGAGGTGGAAAGTGAAAGCATAGACGCCACAGGATTTGAGAATCGACGAGAAGTATATCAGGCCGAAGTGCCACACGATGGCATTATCATAACCTGCTGGTTTGATACGCAAGATGATCGTTTCGAGGGTGAATTTGTTGCATGGGGGCCAAACGAGGAAACGTGGTCACTAGATTACGTTAAATTATATGGCGATCTATCCCGTCCAGAGATATGGAACGAGCTAGAAAGGCACATGAACCGTGAATTTATCAGCGCCACAGGCGTGATTCATCGCGCTAGGTTGTGTGGCATTGATGCAGGCGGTCACTTTACGTCAGAGGTTCATAAATTCTGTCGTCGTGATCCGTTCCGATATATTCCGACATTTGGTTCTAAAGAAAAAGGCTCAACAAAGCCGGTTGCCAGCTTTCCGAATAAAGCTAATCCAAAACATAAAACATATTTAACTGAGTTAAATACAGTCACGGCAAAACAAGTGATCTATGCGCGAATCAAGCATCAGAAGCACGGCCCCGGCTATTGCCATTTCCCATTAAAAGAAGTGTACGACGAGCGTTATTTTCATGGGTTAGTGATCGAGAAAATGACGATCAAACATAAAAACGGTCAAGGTTATGTGGACTTTGAAAACCCCATTGGAGGTCGAAACGAGCCGCTAGATTGTCGCGTCGGCAACTTCGCAATGATCCGAATACTACAGCAAAACTTTGGTATGCAGCTCAGATCGCTTCAAAAACTCATGGATAAAACAATGCCAACTATCGAGCCGTCAGCGCTTCAATTTGTGCAAACCGAAATCGAGCCAGAGGCGCCAAAGTCGACAGAAAAGCCAGCGCCAAAGCCAGCTGAGCAAACGGTGGTAACATCAACTGAACCGCCCAAGCCAAAAAAACGATCCTTTGGAAAGGTGGGGAGTATTAAATCGTGACAGAGCTACAAGAAGCGCAAGCCGAATTGGCCGCACTCAAAGCGGCCAAATCAAAACGCCTACTCGGCACAGCAACGCAAAGCGTATCGGGCGATGGAGACAGCATCTCTTTTGCCACGGTGTCAATTCAACAAATGAATGCCGAAATTACCCGTCTTACTCGTCGCATTCGTGCGCTAGGTGGTGGGGGTCGAGGCATCACAGCTAATCCGGTGCCACGATGATACTTGACCATACAGGACAACCTTTTCGAAGTGATCCAGCGTATCGCGGTGCGAACAACGATCATCACAAGAATTGGCGACCACGAAAACGCAGTGCAGACGCCGACCTACTGCCAGAAAAAAGCATTTTAGATGCCCGTCAAGCGGATCTTTTTCGCAACAACGGTGTAGCAAAGGGCGCAAAGCAAACCATGACCGACCACGTCGTCGGCTCCATGTTAATGCCCACACCAAAGCCAAATTATCAAGCGCTGGGCAAAGACCCTGAATGGGCGCGTGAGTGGGCGAAAAAAGCCAAAAGCCTTTTTAAACTTTGGGCTAACTCTCACGACGCATCGCTGGCGCGAAATCAGAACTTTCATTCTATGACGCAGCTGACGTTCATGCAGTCGTTTGATGCGGGTGAAAGCTTTGCTGTGCCGCGTTGGAAGAAAGCGCGCGACAACGCATTTTGTATTCAAATCATCGACCCTGATCGCGTTTGCACGCCATATGGCAAAACAGACGGTGCAGGCATGCGACGAGGGATAGAAAAAAACAGTGATGGTGAGGCGATCGCTTACCACATTGCCAATCGTCACCCGATTGATATTTCACGCGATCTTTTAAAATGGACAAGAGTGCCAGCTCGAACCCCTTGGGGCCGTCGCATGGTGATCCATACTTACGACATTACGCGGCCAGAGCAATCGCGCGGTGTCGGTGCTTTGGTGTCGGCTTTATCTGAGTTCAAGATATTAGACGACTACTCACAAGCCGAGCTAAAAGCGGCGGCAAACAACGCTTTGATCGCGGCATTTGTTAAATCGGATATGCCCGATGAGCTGATAAGGCAAATTTACACCCCGTCTGCTGATGGTGACGCAGGCGCTACAGTTTCCAGCGAGTATCTAGATGCTAGGAACAGTATGGATTATTCCATGCGCCCTAACTCAGTTATTCCACTGTTACCAAATGAGGACGTTACCCCGTTTTTACCGGGTCGACCAAATCCATCTTACAGCGCCTTTGTAGAAAATATCTTTCGTCAAATTGGTGTTTCGTTCGGCATGCCTTACGAAATGTTGATGAAGGATTTCAGTAAAACCAACTACTCAAGCGCTCGCGCGTCCATGCTGGAAGCCTATAAGTTTGTGAAAAATCGACGTGCTTGGCTTATCTCATCATGGGCGCAACCCGTTTACGAGTTATGGCTAGAAGAGCAGGTCAACAAAGGCACCCTAGAGGCGCCTGATTTTTATGCGAATCGCGCAGCGTATTGTCAGTGCGGCTGGATCGCCAGCGGCAAAGGCTGGGTTGACCCAGTGAAAGAGGCGCAAGGTGCCAAGCTTCGTGTTGAGTACGGTTTTTCAACTTACGAAGCGGAATGTGCCGAGCAAGGGCTAGATTGGGAAGATAACTTAGAGCAGATCGCTCATGAGCGCCAAGTAATGGCAGAAAAGGGTGTCAAACTCTCCGACATTTACCAACAAATAGGTGATTCCAGTGACACAGAAGAATCGAATAATGCTACTGCTTGACGAGATTTTTAACCGAAATCTTGCAGTAACCCCACAGTATTTCTCTGTGCTGCTCGGGGCGCTTAAGAAAAATGGGAAAATTGACTTTTCACTATTGGAAATGAACGGTGAAACGCTTGAATCTGCCCAGCTTGTTGATATGGCCGCTGGGTTTAGTCGAGAGACCGTTCGGCCTTATCGTGTGCAAAATGGTGTCGCCATCATCCCTGTGCATGGTTCGTTAACGCATCGATTTGGATATCTACAGCCAACCAGTGGCATGACAGGATACGACGGCATTCGCGCCAATATTGAAATGGCGCAGAATGATGCGGCTGTTAAGGGTTTTATTTACGACATTAATTCTCCTGGCGGTTCAGTTGATGGTTTGTTTGATTTGACAGATTGGGCGAAAGCCTTTGTTACCAAACCAACCCGCGCCATTGTCGACCCTCAAGCCTGCAGCGCTGCACAAATGTTTGCATCAGTGGCCGACACGGTGACGCTATCGCGTACCGACCGCATGGGCTCAATCGGTGCGATCATGGCGCATGTCGATATTTCTAAAATGCTGGAAGATGGTGGCGAAAAAATCACACTCATCACTGCTGGCTCACGAAAAGCCGAGGGCAACTCATACGAGCCTTTGCCTGATGATGTATTCGATCGAAAAAAAGCCGAACTTGAAGAAATACGAACCATGTTCGTGCAAACTCTTGTCGACAATCGTGGCTGTGATTTTAACGCGCTGATGGCCACCGAAGCGGCGGTACTCAATGCAAAACAAGCGGTCGAGCTAAAGCTAGCCGACAAAATCATGTCTCCAGCGGATTCGTTGGCAGAATTCATTGACCAGATCAACCCAACCAACACCGGAGTAATCCCAATGTCAAAACCAGACTCAAACGCAAACGCGCAGGAATCACAAGGCCCACAGTTAGACGAAAGCGCAATTCGTGCCGAAGCAACCACTGCCGAGCGAGAGCGCATCAAAGGCATCATCATGTCGGAGCAAAGTGAAGGCCGTACGGAAATGGCACATCACATCGCTTTCAACACAAGCATGAGTGCATCAGAAGGTGAAGCCTTGCTCGGTGTATCGCCTATTTCTGCCACGCTTGAATCGACCACCGAACAAAAAACGGCAACGACCGATTTTGCAAAGGTAATGAGCAAGTTTGATCCAGACGTGCCATCAGATGATAACGATTTGGATACTAGCGCCGATGCTGATGGTAAACAAAAATCAAAAAACCCGCTGATCGCGGCTCACTCACAAATGCATGCCTAACTGAGCCTAAGCGCTCTTTTCGACTCATAGTCAATTAAAGAAAGGTTTTATTATGTCTGATAACTACGGAATGGCGTCTGTTGAAGACGTTAGCGAAAACTTTATCCCGTTTATTACGGGTGAAAAACCACAAATCACTGACACGGTCACGATTGCCAGCGGTAGCAACGTCGCTCAACGTGCATTACTAGGTCGTGTGACAGCAACGGGTAAATATATCCCTTGTGTAAAAACGGCAACCGATGGCTCACAGATTCCCCGTCGAATTGCGATTTATGCAACCGATGCTACTGCGGCAGACGCGTTATGTCCTGTTTATTGCGAAGTGGAATGTAACCCAAGCCTGTTGGTGCTGGATGATTCATGGTCCAGTACAAACGAAGTGAAAGAACTGTTAGCGGATCAAGGCATTTACTTGCGCTTGCCTGTTTAAACAACCCCACAAAAACGCCCTTTTAAAAATCAATCAAGAACGCCCAAAGAGGGCGTTTTTTTATGGAGTTAAGTTATGCCTAATCCAGTAAATGACCGCTACGAGCTAGCCCAGTACATCGAAGAACAAGCCGTCACCCCAACGTTTTACCTAAACCGTTTTGCGTCGACCATCATTGAAAGCGAGGAAGAATATGTCCTTGTCGAGATGAAGTTCGCAGGCAAAGAAGTAGCACCATTGGTGATGCCGATGGAGCAAGGTCAAGTAATTTATGAGCGCGCAACCTCTACTAAGCGCTTAACACCTGGCTACACCAAAATGAAAGACATTGTTACCCCGTCTAATTCTTTGCGTCGACGTGCTGGCGAAAGAGTGCGCGATAAGGTGACACCTAAAGATCGCTTAAACGCAGCAACAACAGAGCAATTTATCACCCATGATCAACGTCTAACGCGGTTATGTGAATTGATGGCTGCGCATGGTTTTGCTGACGGCAAACTAACACTCACGTATAAAGATGGTCGCCAAGCCTTGGTTGATTTTGGTCGATCGCCAGCGTTGACGGTCGTGCTTGATGGTGAAGCGGGGAATGAATATTGGAACGATCCAAACGCCAAAATTGTGGATCAGATTGATATCCAGTGCAAACGCATGTCAGATGCCGAAGGCGGCGTGGCGCCAACGGACATGATTTTGCCGTTAGATGTGTGGCAGCCGTTCAAAAATAACGCCCAAGTGAAAGACTCGCTAGATACGGACTTTTCTGGTCAGTCTGGTGCATTAGAACGCGGTGTCACCATGCCTGAAGGCATTGTCTTGAAAGGCGTGTTGGGCAATAACTTAGCGGTCTGGGTAGACACTCGCACCGTGTCAGTAAAAGGCGTTCAAACCGCTATGCAGAAGGCTAAGAAAGTGACTTTCTTGTCTGATGCGGTGGCAGGGGCGCAGCACTTTGGCGCTATTTTAGACGTTGAAGCCATGATTGCTATTCGAATGTTTAGCAAATTTAAAGATGAGTTTGACCCATCTTTGCGTGTCGCTTTATCTGTTTCCGCCCCACTTGTTGCACCTGGCAACCCGAACGCAACCTCTTCCATGACCGTATTGGAATAATTCAGCGGCTAATCAAGTAAAACCACCTAACTAAAAGCGGCCTGATAGTCGCTTTTTTTATTGGAGAAATAACATGACTCAAGCACAAAAAGATCAAGCTACAAAAACCAAAGCCATTGCCGATGCAGAAGCCAAAGCCATTGCGGATGCAGAAGCTAAAGCAGAGGAAGAAGCCAAAGCGGCGGAAGAAGCCAAAGCGGCGGAAGCAGCCAAAGCGGCGGAAGCAGCCAAAGCGGCGGAAGAAGCCAAAGCGGCGGAAGAAGCCAAAGCGGCGGAAGCAGCCAAAGCGGCGGAAGCAGCCAAAGCCGCCGACAGTTTAGGTATGGTTGCGATTAATACGATCGGGAACCACAAGCCCGGCACTCGCTTCACTGCGAAAGACAAAGCTGCATTCGATCGCTTTATCTCGCTAGGCGCAGCGAAAAAGGCGTAATGCCATGAACAAGCTCGAAATGTTCCGGTTGATGTCCCAAAATTTTGGCGAAGAGGCTTTTCACGAGTCAGCGCCAGAGCAAGCCATTGTCGTGCGTTTTAAAAACGACTTCCTCGATGGAAATGATTTTGTTGGGGAGGGCAACGTGCTGACCGTAGCGGATGTGGATATACCTGAAAACCCGCTCGGCTCCAAGATTACCATCGCAGGCACAGCGTATTACCTACGTCAGCCTGTTGGTGGGGGCGCTGGCGTCACTAAGTACCAAGTTGAGAAGGTGATGTAATGCACAAAATCGAATCCATCATGGTGGCCATAACCAATGCGCTAACCAGCGCCATGCAGCCCACTGTGGTCGAACGAACGCCAGTGTACAAATCTGATAAAACGCGCGTACTCATTCGGCAGGGAGCTGAAACCACAGAAGGTGAGGGCGCTTTTACGGATGCGGTATTTGATCTGGTCATTACGCAAGTGGTGCTCACTCAGTCCACACAGCTGGAAGTTTTAGCTAATCAGTATCGCGGCGATATTCATAAAGCTCTAATGGCACTGCAGGGTAAAGTGCCAGGCATGACGGAAATCAGCTCATATCGAGTGGGTGAATCAGAAATTAACTCAGAACAGCCAGCACTTAGTCGTGAGCTTGTGTACCAAGTTCGCTACCGCTACAACACTCAGGACCCAAGCTTATGACCAAGAAAAAGCCAACTGCACCGCCAAAAATGACGCATAAACCGCGCCAAGGCGGCACCGTAATTAAACATAAACCAGACAGCGAGACGACCAATGAAACTGACAAAGCGTAGTGTTATCGCTCTAAAAATTGAAGCCACCCAAGGCACTGATGCCACGCCAACAGCGGCAGAAAATGCCAAATTGGTGGAAGACCTAAAATGGTCGCCAGCCAATGAGCGAATGGCGGCACGTAATCCTGTTAGGGCCACTTTTGGTGAGCTGAAAAAAATCTATGCAGGCCACTTGCTAGAAGTGTCTTTTACCATGGAAATCAAAGGGTCGGGCGTGGTTGGTACGGCGCCAGAAATGGGGGATGCATTGAAAGCATGTGGTTTCCAAGAAACCATCACGGCAGATACGTCAGTCGAATACTTGCCTGCCACTACAGGTCAGAAATCTTGCACTATTTACGTATGGGAAGATGGCGACGTTATCAAGCTAACCGGCTGCATGGGCAAAGTAACTTTTGATCTATCAACTGGCTCAATCGGCAAAGCATCATTCACATTCACCGGACATCAATCTGGCAATATTTCTGCTATTGATGTCCCTGCAGCGTCCTATTCGTCTATTGTGCCAGTGCCATTGATTGGCGTTGCATTTAGTCTTGGCGGCGCGTTGGATGTGTCGAAATTAACGGTAGATATGGGCATAACTGTAGCCACGCCAGACTCTATGTCTAGCACAGATGGCTATGGTGATATTTATATTAGTGATCGTAATGTGACTGGCTCCATTGACCCACTGGCGAAAACGGCCGATCAAAAAGACTACTTGATTGATTGGAAAAATGGTGCCGAATCAGTGTTAACAACGGGCGGGATTGGTGATCAGGCAGGCAATATTTACACTATTTCCATGCCGAAAGTGTACAACGTTTCCGCACCAAAAGCCGCCGATCGTAATGGCCAAGTGACGCGCGATATCAGCTTGGCAGCCTTGCCAACCGCTGGCGATGACGAATTCAGCTTATTATTCACGTAAGGAGTTACATTGTGGTAACCATTAATTCAGAAAGCAAAATCGCACCGACTTGGTTTAAGTCTGATCGAGACGAATCAGGGGACGTAGAGTGGTTATTAAAGCCGCTCAGTGGCTTAGAGTTTATGCAGGTGCAATCAGGTGCGAGCATTAATTCAGAAGGTCATTTTACCTACAGCGGACAAGCGATGCGAGATGCGCTGCGTTTTGCTATTCAGAATTGGAAAGGTTTTTTCGACGCAGAGGGCAAGCCAATCGAATACAGCCAACACATGTTGAATCTTGTTAAGCAAAAATACTTAGTTGAAGTGTTTAACGAGATTATCAACCGTGCCTTTATTCGAGAATACGAAGAAAAAAACTAATCATCGCAGTGGCCGTATACAGCAATGCGGATCAATTTGATTGCAATCACTGTACATGGGGGCGCCACTGCGACAAAAACAACCCAGCGCCAATGAAACAATGGGTAATAGATGACGTTATTGAATCGGATACGTGTCTAAAACCTATGATTACTCACCAAAGCAACGAACTAATCAAACTTTACAGTCATTTCAAAAAAAACCGCTTCCCGCTGTCTGGCGGACTGCTTGACCAGCCAGAATCTTTTATACGAGCCATGAATATCATAGAAGGGGCTTTGCAGAACGATGAGTGATACACGCCACCAATTTATTATAACCGCGACAGACCGCACTCGTGCGGCATTTGATTCTGCAAAGGCCAACTTTCAAGAGCTTAAAAAAACGGCCCTTTCTGCTCAGTCTCTTATTGCAGCGGGGTTGGGCGGGGTTGGGATTGTCAGCTTTACCAAAGAGATGGCCAGCTTAGGCGAATCATCGCTAATCGCAGCGGACAATCTCAACACAACAACAGAACAAATCACGTCTTTGCAGTATGCCGCGAGCAAATACAACATCGATGGCGAAGCCATGAATGATGTGCTCAAAGATATGTCGGTACGCATTCAAGAATTTGCGACAATCGGCACAGGCGAGGCCGCTGATTTTTTTGAAACATTGAATCTGAATGTAAAAGACTTTGTCGACTTAGCACCGGATAAGCTGCTTTATAAAGTAGCGCAAGAGCTTGACGGACTGAGCGATGCTAGCGCTCGAGTATATCTTGATCAACTGGGTAGCGATAACCTGGTTGCACTATTGCCATTGTTGCGTAATAGCGCCAAAGGCTTGCGCGAAATGCAAGACGAAGCCTACGCAACAAACAAAGTGCTCAAGCAAACAGACGCGATCAAGTTGGCAGCGATTGCCAATGAAATCAATGTTATGCAGAACGCCGCCAAAACGCTATCACAGCAATTGGCAGCGGAGTTTGAGCCAGCCGTAAAAGGTGTGAGCGATTTGTTTAACGATTTTGCAAGCGATGGTGACGCGGTATCGAATGCACTGGATACCATGTCAACAGCAGGCACCGTAGTGGCTTCTGTATACGCGGGCCGCATGACGACCGCATTTGTCACATCAATGCAGGCTAAGTTCGCTGATACAGTTGCGTCCAAGCAAAATGCCGCCGCCAATGTAGAAGAAGCTAAGGCGGCACTAGCTAAAGCAGAAATAAAGCTCACTACTGAGCAGTTGGCGTATAAAGAATCCATTGCCGCTAAAAAACGTGATGCGGCAGAAAGCGAAAAATTATCCGCGTCTAACCTAGAAAGAGCGAAGTCTGCCCAGGCTGCAGCAGCAGCAGACGTGGAAGCGGCATCCGCCTTAAAGTCACACGCCGCCCAGTTGGACCATGCGAAACAAAGAGCGGATAAACTGAAAGCAGCTGAGGCAGAGCTGACCGCCTCTAAAGCGCGTCTTGCAACAGCCACTCAACGAGCGGAAAAAGCAGAACAGGCTCATCAGGCGCAAGTTGCTAAAAATAGCGCTGCAATTCAAGTGGCAACAGATAACACCAAGAAGCTAGACCGTGCAAAATTAGATTTAGAAAAATCGACACAGCGGCTTACCACGGTGCAAAAAGCGCATAATGCATCAATGCGAGCAGGTTCTATTGCCGCGCGTGGCTTGAGCAGTGCATTAGGTTTGGTGGGGGGGCCAATTGGTCTGTTATTCACAGGTGTAACCGTGTTAAGCATGCTGCAAAGCAGCGCAGCGGATGCTACAGAAGAAATTGATTTATTAGGCGTATCTACAGACCAGTTAAACAATAAACTGGCCACAACGTCGTACAATAACTTAACTGCTTCATTAGACCAGGTGAATGAAAAAATAGCGGCCTCATCCGCAAAAATTAAAGCGTTACAGTCTGAAAAGGTCGAACATCCAGCAAGTTTTAGAGGGCGATCTGGAAATGTTAAATCCAAATCACTTCAAAAAGAGATGGATGAAAAACAATCTCTTATGGAGCTTGGTTTAAGCATTAGCACCGAAATTGAGGCGCGTGAAACCCGAGTGAAAAAAGCGCAGACAGAAGCGCGTAAGCAGATATCGACACAAGCACTAAATGATCGTATAAAACTGATTCAAACCGCATCTCAGACAGCGGAGCAAAGCAGAAAAGCGGCTTTTGATAAACAGATGTCTGATATCACCTCCTTTTACGATAAAGAAAAGTCGATATTAGACAGTCGGCATAAAAATAACCTTATAAGCAACAAAGAGTACAAAGAGAAAGAGAATAAAATTGAACTAGATCGGAGAGACTTGAAGTTTAAGACAAAGCAAAGCTATGCACTTCAAGAAGAGCGTTTCGAGTTGGCTCAACGTCAAAAACGTTTAGCTGCCTTTTCTGAAAACTACACTAAGCGAGAGCAAATGACGCTAGAACACCAGCAGCGTGTGCTCCAGTATATGCAAGACAACGGCATCACGAATGACCAAGACGCTAAAGTGATTGCTTTCCAAAAAGAGTCCTATGATTACCAGTTAAAAATGTTCAAAGAATACCAAAAAGGCATTCTCAAAGGGTATGACGATTACGGAAAAACCGAGCTGCAAAAAGAGAAGGACCGCTACGCTGAAGAGATAAAGCTGCTTGATAAACACTTACGCGATAAGGATATTACCCAAAAACAATACGATAGTGCCAAGCTTATCGCAGACAAACGAACCGCTGAAAATCAGAAAAAGGCTGAGCAGCAAGACCTAGAGACCAGTCTAAACAAACAAAGAGACTTTAATAATCTCTTTGTTGGTATGGCGAACAGTAAAAACAAAGAGTTGGCAGCAATAGGTAAAGCAGCGGCTATCTACAATATAGGAATCCAAACTTATCAGGGCGCTATGGCAGCTTATACGGCGTTAGCGCCAATTCCTATCGTTGGTCCAGCCTTGGGGATTGCGGCAGCCGCTGCCTTAACTGCCTATGGTCTTGAGCAAGTCGGTAATGTAAAAAACCAAACCTATCATACTGGTGGTATTGCTGGTCAGGACTCGGACAACTACTCCGCACGCTTGGCAGCCAATGAAGTGCCCGCCATATTGTTAAAAGGCGAAGAGGTGCTGACACAAACAGACCCGAGACACCGTAATAACTTAACGCTATCGAAAGACTCTACGGGCGAGAGTGGCAAAGGCTCAACGATTAACCAAATTTCGTTTGGTGATATTGTTGTTCAGGTAAGCACATCAAAATCCAGCAATTCAACAGATATTGGGCAGGCTGCAGGTGAGCAAATCGCCACTCAAATTGTCGCGGTTCTTAAGTCTAAAGTGGGGCAAAAACTCGTCTATAACGGAGTTTCTGCCGAAGCTGGGCGCAATGGAGGAAAAATAAAAGGCGTGCGATAGGACTGTTAAAAGAGATACTCTTAATTTCCAACCAGTTATTGTGGTGTTTTTAGAAAGTTTGCAATCTTGTCATTCCTGATCTAGTATCCACCTTGAGGCGTCAGAACCTCTCAATTAGGCGGAAATCCAACCCCGTAGTGTTGGTTTTTTTGTGCTCAAAATTCATGCGCAAATGTAACTCCTGTTAAGTCGGGAGGGCGGTAGTGATAAAATACCTTCGGGGAAAGCTACCCGCGGTTCCTTTTTGGCCGTTCTGAACCTCCTGACACCCAATCAGTTATTGGGTATTTCAGAGAATGCAAAAAGGAGATCATTATGATCTGTAATCAAGCCATAACGGCACCTTATCCAACGCGCTTTAGTCTATCCCTAGACCATGCAGGCGCCAATCTTTCTAACAGTAACTGGGCAGTAAGGCCTACCTCCAACTATCGAAAAGCCAACCGCTTTGGCCGTGAAATGGCCGCACACTTCTTGCAACAGCTAAAAGACGACCCCGACAATGTGGGGGCGGGTGTGCTGGGGCATATCGCGGGGGATATCGATTTTCAAGACAAAACCGCCACAAAGGGCTATTGGGTGGGCTTTTTTAGCTATTTAGAGCGACACCTTTACCGATCTGCCAAGCGGTGCGATGTGTTTGTGGATTTGGCTTTTGTGCAGGCCGAATACGACCATAGAGCACAATATGCAACCGAACTGGCTAGAATGGAGGGATAAACGATGCAATCACTTGTGATCAAACAAAATGGATGCCCGGTGACCACTTCATTGGCCATCGCTGACGGCATTGGAAATACTCACAAAACAGTTATTCAGCTGATACGGCAGAATACAGTTGACTTGGAGGATTTCGGAAGGGTCGCATTTGAAATGCGATCCTTTGAAACAAAAGGTGGCTCTCAAAATAGAGAGGTAGCAATACTCAATGAGCAGCAAGCAACACTACTGCTGACTTATATGCGCAATAATGAGACGGTAAAGGCGTTTAAAAAACGCCTGGTTAAAGCCTTCTTTGAAATGCGCGACCAGTTGCATGCTAGTGCGCCTAATATAAACCAGCTCAGTAAAATGGACATACTGAAATTAGCGATGGAGTCTGAAGAACAGCGGCTAAAACTTGAACAGACAAACAAACAATTGTCTCAGAAAGTAGAGCAGGACGCGCCAAAGGTGCAATTTGCTGAACGAGTATATATTTCACCTGATGCGATCAGCGTAGGGGAAGCCGCTAAGATAATCGGCACTGGCCAGCGGCGATTATTTGATTTTCTGCGCAATATTGGCTGGATTTCTCGACGAAACGAGCCATATCAACAGAAGATAGAACAAGGCTTGCTGAATGTGAAACTTAGCAACTTTCAACATCCAGAGCACGGATTAAAACAATCTGTCACCACCGTGGTGACAGGAAAGGGGCTAACGAAGCTCAAACAATTGTGGGATGAAGAACACCCACAGCTTCATTAAGTGATAAAAGCGCCTCGCTCGGGGCGCTTTGTTTATTGCATGCTTTGATAGTTCGCTTTAACTTTTTCTAGTCGAGATAGGAATTCCTCTTTTGCAGAATGGATATCGACCACCTTGTTCAGATATGGTTTTCTCGAAAAAACGTTAATTTCATCAATATTAAATGGATTATCGTAAAGCCGAAGTATATCAACTTTTTTCTTTTTCCCGTTTTCTTCTTTTATGTAGAATATTTTTATATTGTTTTTACGCAGGGCTACCTCAAATCCTGCATTTTTACAGGCTTCGCTTAGCGATTCACCATCTTCTTCTAGAAGTTCTTCGAGTGTATCATGATAGATGTTACTCATGTCGTATGCAGGTCTTTCTTGGTTTACGCATAACGACATTTTTTCAAGTTCAAGAGTTTTCTCTTTCTCGGTTGTTAAACACTGAACTGTAACCTCACTATGTCTTATATCGAGAGGAAATATTGTTCGGCTTGTGTTTGGTTGTGAACCGCCAGAGTAATTAATTTTTAAAGGCTCCCCGGTTTTTTGCGCTCTATAAAGTGCGGTAACAAGCAGATCTACATCATCCATAAACTAACCCCTATGGTAATCTTATTTTTTCTCTTCTATTGCTTTCAACATATTTCTAAACCCTAGAATAGCAGTTCTTTTTCCACCTGGAATACGGTCAATTGAACAGCTGGCCACTTCATATCCTGTTGCTTTTTCTATTTTCATTTGGCAGGTTTTGGCGGTCAGTATATTTTTAAATTCTGACATCGGTATTAGTGCGTAAGCGGTGCTTTTCATGCCAGACAGCTTGGAGTTGTCAAAATCCAAGTCACTTAAACCAATGGGGTAAATTTTTGTCTTGCCGTTGACTTTAAATGCGACCTCGTCAAATTTCACATAGCCGCCATCTTCCTGAAAGGTGAGGTTGACGAATTGAGGGGATTTGGATGTCCAGACCGCACCAAGTCGTGTAGATACAGGGTCAAAAATACTGGCGTCAGGGTTGTAAAGCGCGTCAGGAGTAAGATATATGATTTTCGTGTTATCAAACGAGTTTTTGTCTACAGTGAGTTTCCCCATCCCTGCAAAGCTATCCATTGTATCTATCATGGAGGTGCATCCAGTTAAAGAAAGAGCCACAGTTAATAATATTGTTTGTTTCATTTGTCAGTCCTTTGTCAGGTCAAATGCTTTATTTATACGTAGTTTATCTTGAAAAGGGAAGTTAGCAGAGGTAAATTATTCACACTGCGGTTTTTGTGACCGCTGCATATCTTTTATTAAAAGCTCGCCTTGGCGGGCTTTTTTTATGTCCTTGAGGTGCCAATGCTCCCCTATATTGATGAAGCAGAGGTGACCATCACCTCTAATGATCCCAACACGGTTACCCGGTCGCGCTCAGGCAGAAAGATTTCTCGTAATTTAGAGCAACAACGCTGGGAGATTGCTGTTACTTGGCCTAATTATCTGGATGCAAAATCTCTTGTTTTAGAGGTGGCGTTAGATGCAATGAAAGGCCAGTCCATTGATGACGACATTATTCACCCCGTGCGCTCTTACCACAAAGATGCAACCAGCAATTGGCAGGTTCAAACGACAACCCAAGCGGGCGCTGAGTCTATTCAAATTACGGGGGGAGGGTCGTTAACAGTTGGTCATTACATACGATTTAACGGTCACAGCAAAGTGTATCGAGTGATGTCGTCATCCGACAACACCGTTTCTATCTTTCCTAAGCTCCGTCGTGCTGTTTTTGCCGCAGAAGCAGTAATTACGCAAGCCGTGCCAATTACTGTCACCCGTACAGACGATGCAATATCGTACAAAACCAAGGGCCCGTTAACCACGGTTTCAGCAAGCTTTGAGGAGATGTTGTAAACATGATTATTCGTAACTTAATCAAGATGTCATTTCGCAGTGGTGGCGACCTTTTAATGACAGACGGCGGTATCCCAGTTGAATTCATGGGGGATGTATATGAGCCTGATTTGTATCTTGCCACAGACGGTATTGGTGATGTGGAGGAAACTCTTGAAATAACAACAGGTGATTTTCAGGTTACGTTAAACATAGCTTCTGAATACGACCCTGTTCTTCTGGCGTTTTACGATGATGATTATCTAAATCAAACCATTACCTATTACCGCCAATATATTTGGGACGATGGCTCAGAAGAGTTTGATAAGCTATTTGAAGGTCGGATGATTGAATATGAAGCGACCGATGCGGAAGACGGCTACACAATAGAAGTCACATCAAGCGCCAATATTATTCATTGGCAACAAGTGCGCGGCCGTTCTACAAACTCAGATTCCCAACACCAATTCTACCCCGATGATAGAGGCTTGGATTATGCCGGTACAGAAATCAGCGATATTAAATGGGGTAAATAATGGGCTTTTTTAGCAAGATTTTTAAAAGTGTTCGCAAGATAGTAGATCCAATTGTTAACGTTGTGGATGATGCTATCGATTGGGTTGGAGGGTTATTAAAACCAGAGGTGCCAGGTACTGATCCAGCAGACAGTGCGGCCTCAGGCTTAACCGTTAACAAAAGCTCATCTTCTGCAAACATCCCTGTTATTTATGGTCGCAGAAAAGTTGGGGGCACTCGCGTGTTTCTGAATACGACAGGACCAAAAAATAAATACCTCAACTCAGTTTTAGTTCAATGTGTGGGCCCCGTTCATAGCTCAAGCTCCGTTACTGTGTCTGATAAAGCTGAAAGCGAATACGGAGCCTTGCTTCGGCATACATTTCATCATGGTTATCCATCGCAAGCCGCTGATGCGAACTTGGTTTCGGAATTAAGTGAATGGACATCGAATCATCGCTTGCAAGGGCTTGCTTATGAAGCGGTGCAATATACCTATGATCAAGACAAGTACAGCGGCCTGCCTGTCTTTAAATCCATTATAGAAGGCGCTCTGTTATATGACCCACGCACAGGCAGTACAGGTTATTCGGATAATTTTGCGTTAGTGGTTTTGGATTATTTTCGTTCAGCTGAATATGGCGTCGGCATGTCTGATACTTTGATTGATTTTGAATCGTTCAAAACATCAGCGACACTTGCCGATGTCAGCTACCCAAGCAATTCAAATAGCTCAATAATGGTAAAACGGTTTTCTTGTAACGCCGCTATCGACACATCCAAAACGCCATTTGACAATATTAAGCAGTTAGTGTCCGAGAGTCGCGCTTTTCTCACGCAAACTGCGGGCGTTTGGCGCTATGTGATTCAAAATGATGCGAACCCAAACCATACGATTACTTATGACGATATAATAGGAGATATCTCAAAAAGTCCTAATGGTGCACGAGATAAATATAATCGCGTCACCATCACCTATGTCGACCCCGACAAACAATGGGAAACAAACGAAGCAACTTACCCAATCAATGACGCTGAATATCAGGGTTATTTAGCAGAGGATAATTGGGAAGAGTCTCATGCTGATATTACTGTTGAGTCGTGCACGAATCGATATCAAGCACTAGACATTGCGCGCCAAGCGCTATTAGAAAGCCGCAAAGGTGGTGTTATATCGTTTAATGGCCAGCCATGGACGATTAAGGTTCGCTGTGGTGACTTGTTAGTCATGGATATGCCTGGTCTTAACGATGGCATTTTGTGGCGAGTAGCAACGCGAACCCTTGATGCCGATGGCTCGGTTTCATTTGCTTGTGCAATGTATGACCCTTCTATCTTTCCTTGGATTGATATTCCAGATCAGCAAGTTGTAACTAAGCCAACGATTGCGGATGCCAGTGTATTACCGCCGCCTGAAACATTGTCTTACTTGTCTAATAACTGGAATGAGGGGACTGTAGGGGCCTTAACATGGCCTCAATCAAACAGCGCATTTGTCCACGATTATTTAATCGAGATTTATCGCGCATCAGATAGCATTCAAGTGTTGACTACGACGCTGTCCAGCTCAAATGATTGGGCCGACGACTACATACCAATCTTGAATTTGCCTTATCTTGCAGCTGGTAATTACTATGCGACCGTTCGAGCTCGTAATGCTCTCACTAGATCGAGCGCAACAACAGCCACTTTTTCTGTCAATGTGCCTGTTGTTGATCGTGTTACTGGGCTGGCTGTCGTTGGTGAGTTTGATAGCTCTCTAACGCTAAAATGGTCTGCATTAGTGTCGCCTGCTTTAAGGCATTATCAGGTTGAAATTTATAATGTTCAAAGTGGACATGCTTTAGCAAGTATTAATACGGTAACTGAAACCACAACCATTAGTTTTGAATTATTTAAATCAATGGGGTTTCCTCGTTCGTTTGAAGTGCGAGTGAGTGGCGTGAATGTTGCTGGCGTTGTTGGTGAGTCTGCAGCATTGGCCGTGTCTAAGCCAGCACCAATCGCTCCCGCTATACAGGCTTGGGCCTCTGTTAACGATATAAAATTGACATTGTCAGCACCTTCAAATGCAAAGGGCGCGGTTGTTTGGCTTGCTAATGTGGCCCCAGTGCCAAAAAATGATGCAAACCAGCGTTACAAAGGCGAGAGCCTTTCTATCACGTTAGATGGCTTGGCAGCGTTAACAGAATACAAAATTGCCATTGCCTCTTACGACGCCTTTGGCCTTGGTGAGTCAAGCGCTCACACTGTTACGACGTTAAACGATGCAGTTTCTGATGCTATTAATCAGTTAAAAGAACGTGATTTATCACTGTCTGATGACATTGAACAAGTCGCGAAAGCGGCAGCTGAGCGAGTGCAAAAGCAGCAATTTGAAACGGATGATGTTGCTGAGCAGTTGTTTAAATCGGCTGCTCGTGCAGCTGAAATGCAACGCTATCAACTCAGTCAGAACGATGAGTACTATCGCATCCTGAATGCCGTTGTTGAAATCGATCCGTCAAACGGGACCATCATAAATCGCGCTTATCAATACACGAACGATCGCTTTAGCGAAGCTAAGTTGTTGATTGATGGTGTTGATGCATCTATCGCGTTGCAAGCTTCTCGCATTGATACAACAAACGACCGCTTGACCGACGCTGAATCTGAGCTATCAGTACAAGCGGGGCTGATCAATCAGCGGGCAACGTTCACGCAGCTAACAGAAACCGTGGCGGGGGCTATTGCCGCCATTCAACCGGCTTACGTCACCACGTTTAACACTGGTTTAGATGGCTGGGTCGCGCAAAGTGGCACGGCAGTTTACAACGCTGGTGCATGGGTTGATTTAACGCTGGGCGATATCGCCGCGACAATGGATTACAGCGGCGCAGATAACCATGTTATTCAGTTATCAATTGCGCGAGAAAGTGGGGCAGTGTGGGCAGGTAAAGTCCAATATAAAACCGCTTCGCACGACTACTCGTCCGATTATGAAATGGACATTCCTGAAATATTGGACGATGGCCAGCTGTACACAGTGACTGTTGATTTTGGTGATGTAGAGGATTACACAGCAAGCAATATCACTGGATTGCGCATTATCTTGGGTGAAACCACGGATGATATGTATCAGCTCCACAGTTTGCAGGCAGGCAAACGCACTGCCGCACAAGCAGCAATTGAAGGGCTCCAAGGTCGTGTTAGCTCAGCAGAGCAAAATATTGATGCAGTCAGCGGCCAATTGTCTAACTATGTGACCACCACGTTTTATGAGCAAAATACTCTAACTCAAAACGATGTTCAGCAGACTTTAGATAGTTGGAACGCTCAGTACAGCGTCATTGCGAAGCTTACGGAGCTTGACGAAAACGGCACGGTCACCAAGGCCAATTCAGCAGAGCAATGGATTGACGGTGCTGAAGCATTGATTTCGCAAATCGCACAATCGACAACACAGCAAGAGTATGGAGCTCGAGTAAGTGCAGTTGAGCAAACGCTCGATGCACAGGCGGGGTCTATCTCTCAGCAAATTGTTAGCACCCATCAATCTCAAGTCGATAATGATGATCTTTCTGAAAATGCGTTTCTTGAAGCCGCTAATGCCGCAGCCTCAGAGCGTGAGCAACTCAAGCAAAATGACACGATTGCGCTCGCTCGCAGTGAGACAAAAGCGGTGGCCAATGAAACCACGGCACTGGCTCAAACAGTCGATGAGTTAGAAGTGGTGGTTGATGAAAATAAAGCTGAGTTTAGCGATTACCGCCGCGCTGCAATAGGCTATTGTGTTGATTCCAGCGGCAATCCAACAAGTCACGAGACCGCCGCGTCTTGCGAGTTGGCAGGTAATACATGGAGAGGTAATTCGTCTATTGCCGAAGCGTTGCGAAACGTCAAAGTAACTGGCACCAATGCCGATGGGGAAACCGTCGAAATATCAGCAGGGAATATGTATCAAACGATACTCGAAGCAGATGGTCGCGGCGCCGCAACAGCGGCTTTGCTCGCTGTTTACGGGGATCAGCTGGCAGGTGTTTTTGCTAATGCGGGCGTCGACGGTAGCTCTCTTGAATTCATTGCAAATCAGATGAAGTTCAAGACTCAGAACGGCACAAAAACGCCGTTTCGCATCGAGGGGGATCAGGTCTATGCAAATGAATTGATTGTCGATGGTGCCAGCATCAAAGATGCGACGATCACATCAGAAAAAGTTGTCAACTCTGCTATCACTAATGCCCAGATAGCCAATGCGGCTATTACGTCTGCAAAAATTGCGAACGGGCAAATAACAAATGCTCACATAGCTAATGCAGCTATTACGTCAGCAAAAATAGGTGATGGACAAATAACAAATGCTCATATCGCTAATGCTGCTATTACGTCAGCAAAAATAGGTGATGGACAAATCACGAATGCAAAAATAGGCGATGTGATTCAGTCCGCCAACTATTCGCCAGGTGTGTCCGGCTGGCGGATTTTGAAGAATGGATCAGCTGAGTTTAACGGCGTTGTTGTGTCGCGTGAAATGACCGTGGCAAGCGGCACATTTTCGTTGGGGAGAGTTCAAGGCGGTGATGGCACGATAAAATATGATGCCATTCTTGATACAGGGTATCCGGCAAACGCATGGAGCGGCAGCAAATTTTATACGGGTGTTGCCGTAGGTTTTGTCAATACTGGTGTTCAATCAAATACTCCCTCAACTTCAGCGTGGGGAGTGTCCGCAGAAGTTATCCCATTAACTCGTTTCTACAGCCAAGCGACCATTAATCTAAGAATTAGAGTATATGGTGCGTACAACGTGACGTTGGATCCATGCAATATCAGCTGGCGCCTTCTTAGAGTTACTTAATCAAATTTGGAGTTTAAAATGGCTAATTGGTTATATTTGCCGTCTATTTCTGTCGCTTTCGGGGACGTTACCGTCTCCGTCGGCGGCAGTGTTGACTTATCTGGTGTCAAATCTGGCTGGGCGTTAATAGTAAATGGAGCCCCCACTGAAATCGCCAGCGGTACATCTATTGATGGCAGTGGTAATAGTACACTTTCGCTTGCGAAACCATGGAGTATGGCGACAGTAACTAATCAGCCTGCCGCTGTGCAGCCTACTGGCGCGCCATTTTTAGAGGGGATTGCAGCGCTTCGTGAGACAAATGAATTTGCAGCAAAAACGCATCAAGTTCTTGAGGAAATGGTCACCCAAGATAAGGATGTAGCGATCACCGACGCATCCGGCACGACACATACGTTTGCGTCACTCGTAAAGCTTGATCGTGAAATAGCAGAACAGCGATCAAGCCTTGAAAATGATTATGCCGAAAAAACCGAATCACTAACAATTTCGGCAACTATGGGCTACCGCAATGCGGTGGAGCGAATCAGCGGCGGCAAACGCACACTAATTACCGACGCTTTTTCAAATCTTGAAGAGATGTGCGTCATCGGTCGCAGAAATTACGAAGATCTCGATTTGCCCGAGCTGAATCTCGGGACAGGCATCATGACTGCATTTCTGACGAATGGTGCACCTCGATCTGAGGTGTTTATCAGCCCCTATCAAAGCACCAGTGTGGACGGAAAATTGGCGGGCGTAGGCGGTCAGTATCCGACGGGTTCGCTAAATTTTGACCAGATGAAAGCTATGTACAAAGCCAAGGGTGCTGGCTGGCACATGATCAGTATGCACGAATGGGAGTTGTTGCGTTTGATTTCACTCAAATTCAACCCCGAGATTACTGGCAATACATATTACGGCCGCTCTCACGCTCGTCGATATGAAAGCGCAACGCGCCAAGACGGCAAAGCGCCTGGCGACACGTCGAGTTACGGCTATACGAGAGCTGGCGCAGGGCCAAGCTCATGGTCGCACGACGGCACGGATTACGGCGTCTTCGATTTGGTCGGCAATAAGTGGGAGTGGGTTGATCAGTTCAAATTGCTTGAAGGCGAGATTATTTGCACATCTGACAATCAGCCTGAACTAGACGAATCCCTCTGGACTCGCCAGGGGATTTATTACGATAACGCAACGGGCGTGCCAAAGCTGAGCACCGCTGTTACATCTAGATCAGATGGCAGTCAGTACTCGTACAGCGCGCTAAATAGCAATGTAACAAAAGACGCAAGTTATACGGGTAACGAGCTAATGCGTCGCCTTGGCGTTGAGCACGCCGCCCCCAGTTCGGAGGGTGGCATCTGGGTGCGCAATGTGGGCGAACGATTCCCGATTCGCGGTGGCAGCTCGGGCTACGCAGGTGCTGCGGGGCCGTCGGCTCTCAGCGTCACTGATCCTCGTTCGAACGTGAGCTCGTCTATCGTGTCTCGCTCAGCTTATTTTGCTTAGCTGCTTGCTGTTCTTCTGATCTCCCCGCGATAGCGGGGTTTTGCTTGGGTTTAAAATGCAAACGAACTTAATGATAGAGTCAAAATTTAACGATGCTATGGCGTACGCGCACAACGCCATCAAAAATTTTCCGCGATACGAAAAATACACGCTGGGTGTGGAGATTAGTAAAACGATGTGGGAAATAAAAAGACACATGATCGCCGCTAGATTTTTACATCATAAAAAGACCGCACTACGCAATCTCGATCACGAAATGAAGTTGCACATGGAGCAGGTCCGGTTTGCTAAAAAAACTCATGCGATAAACGCGCGACGTTACGAAATATGGTGCAAGATGCTGATAGAAATAGGTAAAATGATCGGCGGTTGGATTAAGTCTCAACCGCAGGCGGCGTCATTATGAATAGATTCCCGATTCGCGGTGGCAACTCGAACAACGCAGGTGATGCGGGGCCGTCGGCTCTCAACGTCAATAATCCTCGTTCGAACGTGAACTCGAATATCGTGTCTCGCTCAGCTCTTGATATCGCCAGAATCGATGCACTCATGGGTGCGTCGAGTGTGCATTTTGAAAAGGATGATGTCGCCCCAGCTATTGCTGAAACACAAACAGAACAGGCGGGTGCGCCCGCTTTGTTCGATCAAATCTATCAATTCGACAACCTTATAAGTGCGGCTTATTCGTGCCGTAAAAACAAATCAAAAGCCCCGTCCTGTTTGCGCTACTTCGATAATCTCGAAGAAAACATCATCCAAATGCAAAATGAGCTCATCTGGAAAACATACAAAACAGATCGATACCGTCACTTTTGGGTGTTTGAGCCGAAACGACGAAAAATATCTGCCCCAAGCTTTCGTGATCGCGTTTTTCAGCGTGCAATTTACAACATCATCATGCCCATTATCGATAGGCGATTTATTGACGACAGTTACGCATGTCGCAAAAACAAAGGCACTCATGCTGGAGTCGATCGAGCTCAGCAATTCGTCAGGCAAGTCGAGCAGCAACACGGTGTGGCATACGCACTGAAAGCCGATGTCAGCAAATACTTTTCTAGCATCCGGCACGATACGCTAAAGCGGTTATTGCGCCATCACATTCAGTGCGAGCAAACGCTGGAACTGATTGATTATGTGATCGATTCCGGCCCCTGCGAGTCTCCAGGCGTTGGGATATTGCCAGGCAGTATATTGAATCAAATTGCTGCGAACGTGTATTTGCACGAGCTAGACCGTTATGCAAAGCACACGCTTAGAGCGCAGAGATATATGCGCTACATCGATGACTTTATCGTTGTGCATCATAATAAAGAGTATTTGCATCTAGCGTTGCGGAAAATCGAAATGTTTTTAGAGCGACAACTCGCACTGACGCTCAACAACAAAACCCAGATATTTCCTGTCTCCAAGCAAAACGGTCGTAGCTTGGATTACCTCGGTTACCATATTTACTCGCACACCAAGCGCCTTCGAAAAAGCAGCGTCAAGCGCATCAAGACAAAAATACGCAAGCATGCAAAAGGCAAAATCACCGACGATGATATGCGTAAAATGGCAGCATCATGGCATGGCCACGCCAAGCACGCAGACAGCGACGGACTAATTAAATCACTCAACACACTCGCGGAGTCACTAAAAAATGAATGAATTTACGTATATCTACGACGGCCAGACTCACACAGACGCCACGCCAGAATTTATGGCAAAACTTGGCATTAACGAAGAAACACAAGAAAGCATTATTCGACAGCAAGCGTTTGAAACAGAGCAAGCAGCAGCGCAGCGAATGAAAAACCGTGAAATGGCATATAAAAGCGAAAGCGACCCGCTATTTCTAGAAGCCCTACGAAAATCCGCAGCAGGCGACGAAGAGGGGGCAGAAGTCGCTCGGACTCTTGGGCTCCGAGCTGTTGAGCAGATACAGGCTAAATACCCGATTTAGAAATCAATATAAGCCGCGAAAGCGTTTTTTTTGTACCATAAAAATTCATATCGGAGTGGCGATATATTGCACTTTGCTCGAATGATTCTTATCTAAGCATAATGTAAGTTACTGATTTTGTTATTGATGTACAGGTCTAGAATAAAGGATAAAACACACCTGTTTTTCTTTTTAAATCATCGCTTTACTGTCAAAGCGAAGCAACTTTGACATGGTAGAGGTCAGCAGTTCGAATCTGCTTAGTCCTACCAAAATTTATACTTACTCTTCAGTAAGTTACGAAAGCCGAACCCAGTGTTCGGCTTTTTTGTATCTGAATTGGGACCAAAAAGGGACCAGATTGATACCACTTTGATCCTAACTTTGTATTTTTACTGCTTTTTAGTGACCTTTACCCTTTAAGCTAGTCTAATTTTTTGCGTTCTTAATCTTTTAATATTTGTAATACTTTGAATTGATTTGCAAGTTTCTCAATAAATCCATCTACGTGTTGAACTCCCCAATTTCGTGCTACAAAGTAGCCTTCGTTGTTGAAGATAATTTCTGGCTGTTTTTTATAGCGGTACTTAGAATATTTTTTTTCATTGTCTGTTATTTCATCTAAAGTTTTAAGCAACTGAAAACTACAGGACTTATCAGCTCTTAAAAATTCGAAAGCAGCTTGATCAAGCAGGCCGTATTCGTTTAATGCCGTAACAGCTATGTAACCTAGATCAGATTTTTTAAACCCTTCTTCATTGTAGTGGCATAGTTAATTTGGCCAGTCTGCGGCAGGGGCAGCAATTGATCACTTGGTAATGATGCATCCTTCTTCGGCCGAAGCGCAGCAGTTAGCAAAGGAAGCCAAACTTCCTTTGAGTGTATGGCTGTCTAATCGTGCTAAATCAAACATTCATAATTTGAGTGAAGCGATCAATCTAGCCAAGGGAGTTCACGTTGTCCCTGAGTTTTTGGGTAATAGGGCGCCTTTTGCTGATCCAAAAGCCAGAGCAATCATGGCGGGGTTAAATATGGATAAATCTATTGATAGCCTAGTAACACTTTATATCGCTGGTATTTGCGGACTTGCTTATGGGTTGCGACAAATTATCGAAGCTCAGGCAGAACAAGGGTTGACCATCTCAAGGGTTATTATAAGTGGCGGTGCTGGACAAGATCCATTGGTGCGTCAGCTCATTTCTGACGCAACTGGTAAAGAGGTTATTGCGCCAAGCTCGGATGAACCCGTCATGCTTGGAACCGCTATGCTAGCCGCGGTTGCTGCTGGCAGATATTCCAACTTAGAAAGTGCGATGAAAGCCATGTCTTCTTTTGGGAAAAAGTATGTACCGGCCGAGACTGATATCTGCAAACAGCATGATGCTCGATTCTTAGCGTTTTGTAGACTTCAATCTGTTGCTAGGGAGTTGTAA